TTGGTGTTTTTGTTGGTGTTTTTGTTGGTGTTTTTGTTGGTGTTTTTGTTGGTGTTTTTGTTGGTGTTTTTGTTGGTGTTTTTGTTGGTGTTTTTGTTGTGTTTTTGTTGGTGTTTTTGTTGGTGTTTTTGTTGGTGTTTTAACTTCTTCTTCTTTAACTTCTTCTTCTTTAACTTCTTCTTCTTTAACTTCTTCTTCTTTAACTTCTTCTTCTTCTTTAACTTCTTCTTCTTTAACTTCTTCTTTAACTTCTTCTTTAACTTCTTCTTCTTTAACTTCTTCTTTATTTTTTTGTATATTAATACAATATTTTGCTGTATTCTTATGCTTGTTTAAATAAGCTTTTTTTTTAAACTTACTATTACAATATTCACAAATAAATATATTATCCATTCTTTATTTTAAATAGACAAAAATATTTTTTAAAAAGCTTAAAATTAAGTTATTTTATTTTTTATTTTTAATAAATAAATAATGAAAAGTTCAAAATTAAAAAGTAAAAAAAGTGTTAAAAAAAGTGTTAAAAATATTTTAAAAATATCAAATTATGATCCGAATGATAAATTAGATATTAGACATAATTCTTTAAGAAAAGCATTAGTTATATTAGGACCAGAAAAATTAATAAAAACTTTAAGTACTTTATCAAAAAAAGAAACAAATAAAAATTCAAAAATATTTACTAATATCAGTAAAGATAAAATATGGGTTCAAAAAAATTATTCAGAAAAATTTAAAAATAAATTACTTAAAAAAAGTAAAAGAAGTAAAAGATGTAAAAGAGGTGCAATAGTTAAATATTAATTTTCATATTATTTAATGTATGCAAATTTTCTATATAACTTTTTCCGGTTGTTTTATGTTCTGTATATAATATAACATCTAAAAAATCATAAACTGTTGCTGAATCTAAAGGTACATATTTTTTAACACTATTCCATTTATTGTCACAATTAAATTTAATTGAATTTATAAAATCTGAAAGATCTTTATAATTTTTATACATATCACTTACTATTTCCGACCCGTCATAATCAAATAAGATAAATTTGTTATTTACTATTCCTATATTATCTATACGAGTATCACCATGATTTACTCCATTATTATGTAACATATATAAACATAGTCCAATGTCCCATAATAATTTTTTTATATTATTTATAATAATATCCTTAATTTTTTCCTTATCAAAATTATTTAGACACAAATGTTTTTTCCAAACTATTATATTTTCAGGAATGTATGAAACTAAATTAGGTAAATATTCAAATAAATTATATTCGTATATAAAATTACCTTCAAATTTAATTTTATGATATCTATTTTTTGACAAAAAATTAAAAATACTAAAAATTTTTTTAGCCATTTGATCATAATTGAATATCTGATATGCATTTTCATTTTCATTTGATAAAATAACGAAAGAAGATCCATTACTACTTTTAATTTCTATAGAAGTTATATCTCCAAATTTTTTTATTACTTTGAAAAAAAGATCTTTATCTATATTATATTCTTCAATAATATTTTTATATTCTTCTTCCATTATTTTGCTAATTTATAATTAAAAAATAAAAAAAAATTCATTTTTATTTTAAAAAAGATACTTAAAGTGGACAAAATTCTTATGTAAAATGCCTGTTAAACAGAGAAAAATTAAAATTATAAAAGTACCTAATCCTGATAAATTTTTAGATAAACCACAAGTTTTTCCTAGAATGCCTAGATTATATTTAGAACTTTTAGAAAATAAGGCAAAAATCAAACAAGATTTAATAAATAAAGAATATAATCCAAACTCAAATTATAGTAATAAAAATAAAGACGTGAAAGAAGTAAAAAATACAAATGATTTAGAATCTCGTTTAGATAAATATTTAGATAGAGAAGAAAAAAATGGTAATGAAGATGATTTTGATGATTTTGATGATAAAAAAGAAAGATATAAAGATGAAAAAAAAGACAAAAAAGATAGAAAAGAAAAAAATTTAATTAAAAATATAGAAAAATATAAAAAAGATAAAAGAAAATTTATAGAAGAAGAACCCCCTGAAGATTATATAGAAGAAAATATAGAAGAAAAATCAGAAAAAGAAGTTGATTCTGAAAAGGATGATGATAGTAAAAATAAAGATTATGATAGATATGAAGAAAAAGATTATGATAATTATGAAGAAAAAGATAAAGATTATGATAAATATCAAGAAAAAGATAAAGATTATGATAAATATCAAGAAAAAGATAAAGACTATGATAAATATCAAGAAAAAGATAAAGACTATGATAAATATCAAGAAAAAGATAAAGACTATGATAAAGACTATGATAAAGACTATGATAAAGACTATGATAAAGACTATGATAAAGACTATGACAAATATGAAGATAAAGATTATGATAAAGATGAAAAAGTTGATTATCAAAAAGATTATGAAAAAGATTATAAAAAAGATAATTATTCTGATAAAAGTTCAGTTAATAGCAACAATAAATATAAAAGTAAAAGAAGTCGTGATACAATTAGTACAAAAAATTCAAGAAGATCTAGAAATAGCGCTTCATCCACACCAGATCTATATAATAAATTAAATGAATTATTAGACAATAAAACACCTTCATCTACAGTATCTTCAAAATATAAAAAGAAAAGAAAAGATCAAGATAAATATAGTAGAACATATAATTTTAATAATCGGAGTATTAATAATAATTATCAACAACCTTTACAAACACAACCTTTACCTCCTAGTTTGGCAGAATTAGAAGCACAAGGAGGTTATGTCAGAAAACCTGAATTAAGAAATATAAATCAAGTTACTGTTAACGAACAAGAAGAGGAAGATTTAAAAAGAGAAATAATGTTTAAAATAGAACTTTTGAAAAAATCTTATCCAAGTTCTTCTATACCTGAATTCAGTATACATTCAGATTACAATACAATGAAAAAGACATATGATTCTACTGTAAGAAGACTATCTTTAGATTCTGCAGTAGAACAATATAAAACTTATTTAATTGGAGGTTTTATGGTTTGTGAATTTTTATTGGGCAATTTCTTAAAACTTGATATGCAGGGTTTTACACAACAACAAATATTATCAATGAGCTCATATGAAAAACTTTTAATAGAATTAGGTGAAAAATCTTATGTACCTTCCGGTTCTAAATGGCCAGTAGAATTAAGATTATTATTCCTAATAATTACAAATGCTGCATTCTTCTTAATATCTAAAATGATAATGAAAAAGACTGGCGCAAATTTAATGGGAATGATAAATAATATGAACATATCTCAACATCAACCTGTTAATCAACAACAAAAAAAGAAAAAAATGAAGGGTCCAGATATTGATTTAGAAAATCTACCTGATGAAGTTTAATTTTTATACTTAATAAGTTTAAAAAATTAATTTACTTTTAATAATATAACTTTTTTTAATAAATATCATTAAAATTTTATTATATTAAATTATGCATATTTTATATACTATAATTAAATCACTTTTTGATTTTAAATTTTCTCGAAAAATTTGAACGAACAAACTGAATCGACCTTGACCTCAATTTCAGATCTTTTTTGTGTGTGTATAGGTATAAAATATTTTGTTTCAGAACTTTTTTTTATTAAAATTTTCAAAAAAATCACAATTTTGAAAATTCTTGAAAGATGATTTTTAAAATTATTTTGAATTTCTTTTTTTTATTTTATTTTTAAAATTTTAGAAAAAATAATTTTTTAAAAAATATTTTGAAAAACTTTTCCGGAAAATATTTTTTCCACACACACAAAAATTGTGTGTGGAGCATTTTTTTGATCAAACATCATTTTTTAAAACTGTTTTCACTTTAACAAAATAAAATATAATATTTTCATCTTAAAATCACCCACATGAATACAATAATTGTTATTTGAAACTGAAATCACTTTAAAAATTAAAAAAATATGAAAAAAAATATGAAAAAATAATTATAAATAATCATTTTTTATCAAAAATAATCATGTTTTTTTTATAAATATGTATACAGTTTAAATATTTTACTTTTCAAAATCATTTTTCATGATTTTTTTCATTTTTTAATTTAAACATAAAAATCAGGTTATTAAAATGTTATGTGAATATTGTAATAAAGAATTAGGTTCTATAATTTCATTAAGAAATCATAAAAAAACTGCTAAATATTGTTTAAAAATTCAATCAGAACTAGGAATTTTAGATGAAAATAATGTTAATAATGAAAAAAATGACAAGGAATTAAAAGAAAAATGTAATTTTTGTGAAAAATATTTTTCATCAAAAAGTAATTTAAAAACTCATTTAAAACAAATCTGTTGTATAGATTTATACAAAATTAATCAGTTATTTGCTAAACAAAAAGAATTAGAAAAAGATATATTAGAATGTAAAAAAGAAAATATGATTTTATCATCAGTTAACACAATACTTGAAGGAGACCATCAATGTTTAAAAGAAATAGCCAATCAACCAAAAATTATTACTAATAATACAACCAATACTACTACTAATAAAATTCTAAATGTTGTATCTCCATTAGATTTAAATGATTATGAATATATAAAAGAAGCTATTAATAATAATTATAAATTAGATTATATTTTTTCAGGACAAAAAGGCTTAGCACAGTTTGCACTTGATAATATATTAAAAGATGATAAAGGAAATTTAAAATACATTTGTACAGATCCTAGTAGACAGATTTTTAAATATAAAGATACATATGGAGATATTCAAAAAGATGTTGAAGCTAAAAAATTAACAAACTTTTTAGTAGAAGGAGGAATAACAAATAAAGCATGTGATATAGCAAAACAATGGTGGACAGATGAGAATGGAAATACCAATACTGGAAAATTTGAAATTCTTTTAGATAAAACGGAATCAATGATAAAATTAGAAGAAGATAATACTATTTTTAAGAAAGAATTAGCATCTATTACAAGTATTTAAAATTAATTTTACAATTTTAAGTTGTAAAATTATAAACTATTATATATTGGCATAATAATATTATCATAAAATGATTTACATTTATCATTTGTATTTATATAATAACTATCATCATGAACAGAATGTGTATATTCTAGATCTTCTAAAACATGAAATTTAAATTTGGGAAATTGTTGAAATAACAAAATGTTAAAATATATAACATCTACTGATAATATTAAATTAGTATCAATATCATATTTTAATTCTTTTATTATATCTTTTGTTAAAATATAATTTCCTGTATTCATTAATGTCTCAAAATTTGAAATATTTCTATATTTTTTTATATTATTTTTTGTGATAATTAAATTATTAAATTGGGTATAATCAAAATTTGGTATTGCAAATGACGGTGATAATATTGTATAGTTTAAAATATTGTTATTTTTAATATATTTTTTTGCTATTTTAAAATAATTTTCATCACAAAAATTGTCGGAATCTATTAAAGCTATAAAATTATTATTAGCATAAGAACATACTTTTAATTTATTTTTAAATGCTCCCAAAGTAGTATTATTTTTATAAACGTATAATTTATCTATATTTCCAAAATTTTTTTTTATTTTTTCATAATCATTACCATTCTCATCAGTGATAATTATTTCATCAATAATATTTTTATTTAAATATTCTATATATATTTTTAAATTTTCATAAAGAAATTTATCAAATCTATTCATTGTAGGAATACATAATGATATTTTAATATCCGGATAATTAATATATTTTTTATTTAAATTATTAACTTTCCTACTTTTTAGTGGTAAAGAATTAGATATATTTATATACGATGATTTTTTCTTTATAAACAAAATTATAAATAGAATAATTAATAGACAGAATATTATAAATGTAAGTTTATATATTATATTAATCATTTATTATTTATAAACATTAAAAAAATAAACTAATTTACAATTTTATTTTCTATTTTTTTTTGCCTTTTTACTTTTACACATTCTTTACAATCTGTTCTAAATCTTATACCATCTTTATTAAAATTATTTATTTCTTTTATTACATTACAAAAATTACATTTCTTATATTTTTCAATATCATATTTTATTATATCTTTATTCTCAATATTTTCTTTATTTCTATATCTTTTTTTACAATCTTTACATTCATATGATAATCCATCTTTACTTTTTGATCTTTTTGTAAATTCCTTAAATTCTTTTGGAATATTACAATGACTACATTTTTTTAGTGTTTTAGTATCATAATCCTCAATTTCAACAATTTTATCTTTTTTATTTTTAACAGTATATATTTTTTTTTGTTCTTTTTTACATATTTTACAATTTGCTCCAAAACCATCTATTGTTGATGAATCTTTATAAAAATCTTTATGATCACGAACAGTTTCACATCTATTACACCATTTACTTGTAGTAATATCGTACTTGGGAATAACAATTACCTTCCTCTTTTTTCTATTATCTCCGTATCTTCCTAACAAATAACATTCTTTACATAAACTACTATATCCATCCTTATTACTTTTATTTTTAAAAAAATTATCAATAGATAAAAATCTACTTTCTTCAGTTTCATGTCTTAAACCTCCACATCTCTTAGTATTAGTTGTATTAATTTCTATTATCGGATATTCAAGTTCGTCAATATTTTCTATAGATATAATATTTCTATTAAAATTATCTATCTCTTCTTGCAATTCAATTGTATATTCTAAATTTAAAAAATTACACATATTTTTAATATCATTTATTAATATTTCAGAATCAATTCCAATTATACATTCGCTATTATTTGCATATAATTCTGAACTATATTTAGTTTTTAACATATTTTCTAATAGTAAATTTTCATTTGTATATAATAAAAATAAAAGTTTACAATAAGGATTCGGAGTTCTATATTGAGATACTCTTTCCGTAATACTACCTGAACTACCTATTTTTATAGGTTTTAAAGTATTATTTTCATCCATATTTATTAAATAAATACATTTACCTTCTCTTAATTTATGAATTTCTTTTCTTTTTAAAAAACTCTGATGAACTGTATATAACTTATTATATTTTTTTTTTAATTCTTTACTTTCATTTTCTAATAAAATTATTAATTCTTCCGCATTTTTTAATTTTTCTAAAAGAGATAAATTTATTTCTTCATCATTCTTTTCATTGCCAATTTCAGTTTTATTTGTGAAAATTAATTCACGAATCCATTTAGATACTTGTAAAGAAAAATTAGGAGAACACCATTGAGCTAATTGTATACCTAAATCTGGATGAATCCATGTTCCTTGAGAATATTTATTCTTTCCTCCTTTATAAATTTCAATTAATCCCGATGCGGGAATTCCCGCATCACTTTTTTCGAGTTTCCTTTCAATTTCTTTTACTAAATTTTTAGTCTCCTTTATTCTAAACCAATCATTTGGTTTTTTATTTACAGTCTTGCATAAAGCTGTCGCAAAAATATAACCATCTTCTCTTAATGGAATTGTAAATTCTGTATTATCTTCTAATAATAATTTACATTGAAATATATCTTCTATTTTTTGAAAAGTAGTTTTTGTCATTTTATTATAAAATCTTTTTATTTAAGTTTAATTTTTATTTAAAAAATACTTTAGTTTACGTTAAGAAATTTTTTGTTTCCTAGTTTCTAAAATTGTGATAGTATTTGAAAATTGTTTATAATATTTTTAAATATAGAGGAAACTGGAAAAAAAATGATATAAAATAATTGCTATATTTTAATTATAATATTTAAAATATATAAAATATTGTAGAAAAAGATTTTGGTTAGATAAAAAATAGTAGTTATGATATAAATTAATTTTTTAAATATGTTTATTTTATTTTTTTCTTTAAACAATAATTTTGAAAAATTTTTTTTTTAATTTTTTATCTTGTCTTAACATAAAAAATGTCTTCCGTAATTACATCTAATGTTACCTCCGGTTTTATTGATTTAGCTACTTTCGATGAAATTGAAAAGTATATGTATGGTGGTCCCGATGCCACTGCTTACTTCGTTCGCGAAACGAGAAAATCTACGTGGTTTACTCAAGTCCCCGTCGTTCTTTCTCGCGCTGCTGGTAATCCTGGATTCAACCAAGATTGGTCTGTTAATATCTCTCGTGCTGGAGATTACCTACTTCAAACTTGGTTACGTTTAACTATCCCTGCTGTTACTTTAGTTTCCACTGCTACAGTTCCTGGTGCATCTGGTCCTGCTACATTAAGATGGACTAGAAATTTGATGCATAACCTTGTCAAAGAATGTACTATTACTTTCAATGACCTAGTTGCTGCTAGATTTGATAGTTATCATCTTGATTTCTGGTCTGCTTTTACTGTTCCTGCAAGTAAACAAAATGGTTATCAAAATATGATTGGTAATATTCGTACATTAACTAATCCTGTTACAGCTGGTAAGTCTCTTCCATCTGCAACTTTAAATCTTCCTTTACCATTTTTCTATTCTCGTGATAGTGGTGTTGCTTTACCTACTGCAGCATTACCTTATAATGAAATGAGAATTAACTTTAGTTTCCGTGACTGGTCTGAGTTATTAATATTACAAGCTGCCAGTCCTGCAGGAAGTAAAGCTACTGAAGCTTTCCCTCCTCAACCAGTTCCTGATTCTAGTTACTTTTCTAATAACACTGTTCCTACTATCGGTAACTGTTATGTTTGGGCTAATTATGCAATTGTTTCAAATGATGAACGTAAACGTATGGCCTGTGCTCCTCGTGATATCCTAATTGAACAAGTTCAAACAGCTCCTAAACAAAACTTTACTCCTCAAACTAACCCTTATCCTAGTTATGATATTAGATTCTCACATGCTATTAAAGTTCTATTTTTTGCAGTCCGTAATAGCACATGTAGATCTGAGTGGTCAAATTATGCTACTTATTCTCCAGTTGTTGTTTCACCTGGTGCTGGTACAGCAGTTGTTTCCTTTTATCCAGAAGGAAGTGCTGATCCTATACTAGAAACATCTCTTGTTTATGAGAATACTGCTCGTCTTGCAACTATGGGTTCTGATTACTTTTCTTTGGTTAATCCTTACTACAATGCACCAGTTATTCCTAAACAAACTGGTTACCACAGTTATTCTTACTCTTTAGACTTTATATGTTTAGATCCTATGGGTTCTACTAACTATGGTAAATTAACAAATGTTAGTATCGGACCTCATGCATCTGATGGAGCTACTAATGCTAGTAGTGCTGGTAAAGGACTAACTTCTGGTACTCAACAAACTTACGAATTTATTATCACTGCTGTTAATAACAATATTATCAGAATAAGTGGTGGTGCTCTTGGTTTCCCTGTCCTATAAGCTATTTATATTATTTTTTGTGTTTTGAAAAAATAGAATTTTATTACAAATTTTGTAATAAATTTTATTTATTTTTTTATAAAGAAAATAATTGTTTAATTCCGTCAAATTTTGTTTGTAACTTATTTAATTTATCTTTAGTCTCAAGATGATCTGAATATTCTTTATTATATTTATTTAAAAGTTCTTCAAATTTATTTTTTATTGAGACTAATTCGTTATTTAAATCCAAAATTTGTGAATTCGTTTTATATGATAAATCATTAAAGAAATTATGTATTTTTTTTGTATATTCATCAGTAATTTCTGCAATAAATAAAGAATTTATATTTTCTTGTATTGATTGGGTTTCATTTTCTTGATTTAATTGTTGTTGATTCTCTTTTTCTTCTACCTCTTCTTCTTTTTCTTTTTCTACCTCTTCTTCTTTTTCTTTTTCTACCTCTTCTTCTTTTTCTACCTCTTCTTCTTTTTCTACCTCTTCTTCTTTTTCTTCTACCTCTTCTTTTTCTTCTACCTCTTCTTTTTCTTCTACCTCCTCTTCTTTTTCTTCTACCTCCTCTTCTTCCTCCTCTTCTATTAGATCTTTATCATATTTAAATTTCCATTTTTCACATAGTTTGAGAGCTTTATCATCTAAAGAAATTAATTTTCCATCGACATATCTACCTATTACAACCTTATCTGTCGATGATTTAAAAACTAAAGTTGATTCTGGATGCCATATTGTGTTTAATTCTTTTAATTTTTTAAGTACAATCTTATTTTTGGTTGAGCTCATTTATATATAAAATTCTAAGTTTTAAATATAATATTTAAAAAAAAAATCAATTTAAAACATAATAAAAACATATAAAATTAATAATGTTAAATATAATAGATAAAAAACAAATTATACATATTGTTGCAGAAATTATTATAATTTTTGGAATTAGTATCTATTTTTCACAAAAAAATAAACAATTGTTAAATCTTATTAATGATTTAAATCAACGTATAGAAGATCAAGAAGAACAAATAAATAATCTTGAAAAAGCTGTAAATAATTTATCAAATAAATTTACTGAAATTATGAATAATAAAAATGTAAATAATATTCCAGTAAATATTGGAGAAAATCTAATACAAAAAAATATTCCAGTTCAAAATATAGAAAAACAATTTATTAATCCACAAAATTTAAAATCTAATTCTAATGTTCAATTTAATAATATCCAAGATGTAAAAAAACAGAAAAAGAAGTCTAATTTAAATGTTCCTCAAAATAATGTTCCTCAAAATAATGTTCCTCAAAATAATGTTCCTCAAAATAATGTTCCTCAAAATAATGTTCCTCAAAATAATGTTCCTCAAAATAATTTAAATGATGATCTAAATAATTTATTAAATTCAATTCCTATGAATATACCAATGCATCCTTCCATGTCTATGCCTACAATTGTTATAGGTACTGCTACAAGAATGAAACATCAACCTAAAGAAGAATTATCTTCTAGAGTTGAAGAAGTATTTGAAGAAAATGAGGAGTTAGAAAATGAGGAAGAAGATGAAGAAGATGAAGAAAATGAAGAAACTCTTTTAGATGCAGAATTAGAAGAAGAATTAAAAGATTTAGAATAAGTTAATCAAAAATTAAAAAATTAAATTAAAAAAATATTAATATTATAATAAAATGTCTATGCCCACACCAGTACCAATGTTATGGAATTCTCCTGAACAATATATAGTTCAAAATTTATTAAAAGATGCATATCCTGAATTTGTAGCTAAATTAGGACAAAATATTAATGATCCAAAATTTGTTGCAGCAATCAAATTATTATCATCTTTGAGAAAAATAGAATATAAAAGTTTAGAAATTCCTGTTACTAATTTAATACCAACACAAAATGAAATAGATTTATCTAAATCTTTAAGTTATCCATTAACTGATCCTTTTACAGCTGAACTTTACTTAAATGGAAAAATTGTAGCTGTTGCTGGAAACAAAATTATTACTTCAAATAATGGAAAATACATAATAGACGGTCATCATAGATGGTCTCAATTATATTGTATAAATCCTAACGCAATGATAGTTGCATTAGATTTATCTGATGTTAAAGATCCTTTTCAAGCTTTAGAATATACTCAATTAGGAATAGCAGGAAATACAGGTATGGTACCTACTGCTGTTGTTAAAGGTGTTAATATGTTGACTGCTTCAAAACAAGAGATTTATGATTTCATTGCAAATACTATTAAATCGTCTGTTGTAGATGTATTTATAAAGAAAGGAATTGTAAAAATGACTTTAGGAGGACCAACACCTACACCTACATATGTTTTAAACCAAATACAAGAATACATTTGGAATAATGTTGCTTTAATGCAGGCAAGAAATAAACCTATTAAAGGTGCACCTTCTAGAGCATTAATGCCTCAAACAGATATGGCACCTGAATGGCAACAATTCGCACCTCGTATCGAAAATTATTCAAATTTTAGATGCTGTAGATAAAAATTTGAATTTAAAAATTTATAATTTAAACTAAAAATGTTTAAATTATATAATAATTATATTCCACATAAAAAAAATTGTTCATTTGATAGATGGTACGAAGAATATGAAAATCAATTAATAAATATTTATAGTATAATGATTGAAATTTTATTAGAAAGATATGGAGAAGAAAATATAGATGATATAACATTTATAAAATTTTGTAGATTTATTTATAATTCTTCTTCACAGTATATTTTAAAATATTAAATTTAAAATATTATTTTTTTTGATAAAATGAATAGAGATTATTATAAAAACGAATATTCTGAAAATGATAATTATGATAATTATAATGATTCAGAAGTAGAATATGATAGTGAATACGAAGAAGAAAATGATAGAATAAAAGAATATGAATATTATATAAAAACAATAATAATGATAAAAAATAGTATAAATAATTATGTAAATGAAAAAAGTTTACCATTATGCGAATATATGACTTTTAACAAGGTAAATAATTTTATTTCAAAAAATTTAAAATAAAAAATTTACAAAAGTTAATAAAAAGTTTTTACAAAAACTTGTAAAAACTTAATTTTATAATTTTAATTTATGCCACAAGACCAAGACATTTTAGTATTTGGTTATTAACAATATCTATATTATCTACATCTTCTACATTTCTTTTTTGAATTTCTGATAATAAAGTATCAATATTATCATATCTAATTTTTTCTTTTTTATTCATTTCTTCTTCCTCTCTTTCCTTTCTCTCTTCTTCCTCTCTTATTTTTTCCATGCGTATTCTTTCTCTTTCCTTATTTTCTGTTTCTTCTGCTATATTTTTTAATAAATATTCTCTTGTTCTTCTTTCTCTTTCTTTTCTTTTCTTTAACATTTCTTCTATTTCTTTTAATCTTTTTGCTTCTTTTTCTTCTAAATCTTCTTTTCTTTTCTTTAACATTTCTTCTAAAACTTTTAATCTTTTTGCTTCTTTTTCTTCTAAATCTTCTATTATTTCTGTTTCCTTAGGTTTTTCTGGTTCTTCCTCTATATAATCAACAGGTATTATTTCATCGTATTTAAATATTTCTTTATTTCCTTCAGGTAATATTTCCACTAAAATAACTTTCTCTCCCTTATTATTTTTTAATGTTTCAAATACTTTTCCATATTCTTTTGTTTTTATTATTCGCACTTTATCACCTTTATTAAATATATCAGAAGGTTCTATATTATATTCATCACCAGATGAAGATATCATTTTTACATCTTGATCTAAAAAAGGAACCCCAAATTCGTATAATTTATCAATTGATACAGGATCACCAATAATATTATAACCTTTGTATTTTATTTTTGTCATTTCACTTTTTTCAGCAACATCTTTAGAAATACATTTACCAGGTATGTCAGTTATATCGCAATATTTTTCATCTTCACAAAATTTTTCTTCATATGGATTACATTCTTTGTACATTTCTGTTGGTTTTTGTAGTTTATATAAAACATCTTCAATATCACCTCTGGGAAATTCTACTTTAGGAATTTCTTGAGGTTTTTTGATAAATTCATTTACTTTTTGCCATGGTCTTAAGAAAAATTTAAGCATATTTATTTCAAAATCAATAACTATATCTTTAGAATATCTTTTATAAAGAGTGTTAATTAATTCTTGTAAATCATACATATCATACTTTTTGATTGCCAATTCATCTGTTTTATCGGGAGATTGATATCTTTTATCTCCTATAGCTTCATATAAATAAAAAAATGATTCAGATAATTGTTGTATATAGCCAATTATATCTGTTATAATTTCTTTTTTATTTATTTTTTTTAAATCATCCTGTCTATTAGGATTAAATTGTGTACTAAATATATGTCTATAAATTTTTAATAAGTCTTCTTTAGAGATTTTAATTAAAGTATTATTCATATAATCTATGATGTATGGACTTATATCCATTTGTTCTACATCAATATATAAATCTTCCATAAATAAATCTTCATCATCTTCTATAGAAGATTGACTACTTTCTAAAGGAGATCTAAAAACAACTTTCTTATCTCTTTGTTCTCTTTCTCTTACTTCTCTTTGTTCTCTTTCTCTTGCTTCTCTTTGTTCTCTTTCTCTTACTTCTCTTTCTCTTTGTTCTCTTGCTTCTCTTTCTCTTTGTTCTCTTGCTTCTCTTTGTTCTCTTTCTCTTTGTTCTCTTGCTTCTCTTTCTCTTTGTTCTCTTGCTTCTCTTTCTCTTTGTTCTCTTGATTCTCTTTCTCTTTGTTCTCTTGCTTCTCTTTCTATTTGTTCTCTTGCTTCTCTTTCTATTTGTTCTCTTGCTTCTCTTTCTCTTTGTTCTCTTGCTTCTCTTTTTTTATCCGTTAAAATAGGTTTATCATCTTCTTCATATTCTTCTTTCATATCTACAATAATTTCTTTAAAAATATTCTTAAAATCAAAATCTTTTATTATATCGTCAAAATATGGATATTCTTTTTTAATTTCTTCAACAACATATTTTCTTAATGGCCCAATTGTTTTAAATCTAGATTCTATTACATCAAAAGTACCTATTTTTTGTAATTCCTCTTTAATTATTTTTCTTAGTTTCTTTTCACTCATTGGTGAAATATCTGCATCTTCTTCCTCATCTTTTTCATCAACATCTTCATCTTCAGAATCTTCGTAAATACCTTTTCTATTTTTTCTAACTTTTTTGATAAAATTTTTAAGTTCTTCTTTTTTATATTTTGAATAATTTTTGATATTTTCTTCTTTTGCGATTATCGCTAAATCTGTTGCTTTACAATTTTCAAGTGTTTTCTTATCACAATCTTTAGAAACTTCTTTCTTTGGGCTTTCCTTCTTTTTAGGTTTTACAGGTATTTCTTCTTCGTCTGAAGGAATTTCTGGTTCAACAGGAACAGGTTCTTCTTCATCTTCATCAGAAGATACTATTCTAATATTTTTTCTTTTTTGTCTTGTTTCTTTAATATATTGTATAAGTTCATCTTTTTTCTTTCCTGAATAATTTTTTATATTTTCTTCCTTGGCAATTATTTGTAAATCCTTCAATAAACAATTTTCTAATGATTTTTTATTGCATTTTGGAGATACAGTTTTTTTGGGTTCTGTTTTTTTGGGTTCTTCTTCAGAAGTTTTAACACCCCTCTTTTCTAAAATTGCCATACATAATTCTTTTCTACTTTTGAATTTTTTAGGATTATCTATACCACATTTTTGTGCAATATCATTTATATTTTCTCTATTATATTTTTTAGATTTTTCACATATATTTTGTGGTATATCACAATCATCTGCTGATTTTTTATTTGGAGAAGTTTTAGTACTTTTTGGAGCTGGTATATCACCATTATTTTTTGCTACTATAGCTTCACATAATGTTTTTCTACTTTTATATTCATTAGGATTAATACCACATTTTCTAGCTATTTCATCTATATCACTTCTTTTATATTTTTTGGATTTTTCACATGTTTTAAAATCTATATCGCAAATATTTATTGACATTTATTTATTAATTATATTTTTTTTATATTTTTTTTTTAAAAATAATCGAAAATAATTAAAATTTAAATTTATTTATAAACTTAAATTTCTATAGTGAATGTTTTTGAATAATCAGTTATTTTATCTTTAATTTTTCCTTTTTGATTTCCAACAACTCTTGTTCCATTTTCGGATAAAAAATCAAAATTATTATGAATATGACCACATACCCATGTATGTATATTATTTTTATTTAATAAATATTCAAGATCAGTTACATACAATGATGTAAATTTATCTCTTTTTCTAGATCCTTCTAATACTTTAAGAGAAGGACAATAATGAGTTACAACTAATAATTTTAAATCATTCTTTTGAGAATAATCAATCATTTTTTTAATATATTCAACATCTTTGAAATGTTTTTTTTCAAATAATTCATTATTAATACCATGTATTCTTACAATAAATTTAGGAATTTTAATATCTGGTTTGCTCCATAAAGTACATCCTACAATACAAATATTATTTATAACTATACTGGTTTGATTCAATACATATAAATTTGGAATAGAATATTCCAAATCATATAATCTATTTATTAGATCATGCATACTTAATGGTTTATATTCTGTAAAAGTATAATATTCTTGATTACCAGGAACATAAATGACAATCTTAAAAATATCACATAATTTTTTAAGAAATTCTTTTAACTGATTAATTTTATAAAATGATCCTATATCACCAGCTAAAATTAGAATTTCTGAACTAGGAGTTATAAAATCCAAAGGATCTGGAACACTATTATTTTTATATTCTATATGTAAATCTGAAACGATTTGAAAGTTCACCATATAATATATTTATTATATTTTTAAAATAATTTTTTCATTTTTAATTTTTAATTTTTTGAATCTTTATTTTTTAAAACTTCTATACCATTACATATATTATGCCATTTATCCATATATTTTTTGTCTATTAGACCTTTTTTATAACTTGATAAATCAAATAAGTATTGTAAAATAACAGATGTATCATAAAAAGTATTATTAAAATATGGACACATAATTCCTAAACTTTTTGATATTTTTTTTATATTTAAAATATTCTCAGGATTATTTTTAATTATTTTAATATATGAATTTATAGTATCTATGTCAATTTCATTTATATCTAAAAAAGAATAATTAGGTGTTGTAGTAATCTGTTTTATATTATTTCCAAAATTTTTTATAAAAATATAAATAGCAAATAATATTATAAAAATAATAGATAAAATATAAATAATTTTTATATAATTCATTTATTTAATATAACTTTTTTAAATAATTATTAAAATGTATTTTAAACAATTGGTATATTTTATCAAACATTAAAAATGTTAAAAGAAATAAATATTCTAACCATAGACAACAAAATATTAGAAAATTTCAAGGAAGAAAGAGACAAACTTTCTGATTATAAAAAAATGTTAAGAGATATTGAAAATAGTCTTGAAATAAAAAATATTAAACCTAGAGTTAAAACAAATTTATTGAATAGTTATAATGATTTAAAAAAACATATAGATGAGGTAGATAATAATATAACATTAAATTTTTACATAACAGAGACCGCAGAAATTTTAGAAAAATTCAAAGAAATATTAAATGCTCCTATGAAGGTTAATTTTTTAGGTAAATCTTCAAAATCTAATAAAGAAAAACAAAAATTAATTAACGAATATATAGAAATAGCATCAAAATATGTGAATATAGAATTAGAACCACCAGATAGAAAAGAAAGGATAATATGTAAAAATTGTGATAATAAAAAAGATTTTGACATACTTGATGGAAATATTTATGTATGTAATAATTGTTCAGCTCAACAAGTAATTATGAAAAATGTTTCTTCTTATAGAGATATAGATAGAGTAAATATTAGTTCTAAGTATCTTTATGACAGAAAAATACATTTTAGAGATTGTATTAACCAATATCAAGGCAAACAAAATAGCACTATTCCACAAAAAGTATATGATGATTTAGAAAAACAATTTAAATTACATCATTTATTGACCGGGGATGAAAATACATCTAAAAATATTAGATTTAAAAATATTACAAAAGAACATTTAAGTTTATTTTTGAAAGAATTAGATTATACAAAACATTATGAAAATATTAATTTAATTCATTATAATTTAACAGGTAAAAAACCAGATGACATTGGATATCTTGAAGATAAATTATTAGAAGATTTTGATATATTAACAGATTTATACGATAAACATTTTAAACATATTGATAGAAAAAACTTTATAAATACACAATATGTTTTGTATCAACTTCTTTTAAGACATAAACATCCTTGTACAAAAGAAGATTTCTCAATTTTGAAAACTGTAGATCGCAAAGCTTTCCACGATGAAGTTATGAAGCATTTATTTGAACTATGCGGGTGGAATTTTTCACCATTCTACTAAAATAAATTTTCATTATTCAATTATGATTTTTTAAAATAATAATTATTGATTTAAAAAAATATAACGTTAGAATATATGCCATATAAAGGTACACATATCCTTGCTGATTATACTAATGTGTTTGGAAATGAAAAAGAAATAGGAAATTTTGTTTTTGAATTAATGATTGAATGTATTAATAGGACAGATATGAAAATAGTACATAAAAAATTATGTATTTTAAATGATAATACACCTCCAGGTTTTACAAGTGTATTATTACTAGATGCTTCACATTTTTCAAGTCACTGTTATTCAGAAGATGGTTTATTGTCAATTGATCTTTTTACATGTGGAAAAACAAACACAAAAGAAGTAGTTGATTATTTTACAGAAAAATTAATTTTAAAATATCCAAATATTAAGTGTACTTATACACAGTTACATGAAAGATTTCATTATTAAATATCATAAATTAAAAAATAATTTATGATTTATTAACATAAATAAATGTACTATCTATTTTTAATAATAATAGAAACAATTTTAGTTGGTATTTATTCGTTTTTTATTGGTTCTATACTTTTTCCATTAAAAATTAATAGATTTTTATTCCTATTCTTAACAGGATTTTTTAAACATTATTTTGCAGGTATTTGTAATATTCATAAATTATATTGCAAAAATAAGATGAGTACACAATTTAAATTTAGTTATAAAGAATTATTTTATGAATCTATTATAGAAGGTATACTTTTTATTATTATTGGTTATTTTTTGTTTAGCAATTTATATGATTTAATATTTATAGGAATTATTCTACATATTTCTTTTGAAATTTTTGGACTACATAATAAATTTTGTTCATTTAAAAATAAATAAATTTTACAATTTATATTTCTATTATAATAAATAATGTGCGGAATATTAGGTATAATTCTTAAAAATAGTGATAAAGAATTAATTAAATATTGTATAGAAGGGTTAGTTCAATTACAAAATAGAGGTTATGATTCTTCTGGTCTATGTATTTTAGAAAATAATAATTTTAATATTATAAAATATGCTTCTACGGATGAACTTTCATCAATAGATAAAATAAAAAAAGAAATTAAAGATAATTTAATTTCTAGTTCAATTTGTATAGGTCATAATAGATGGGCAACTCATGGTGGAAAAACAGATTATAATGCACATCCTCATGTTTCTTTTTGTGGTAATTGGTGTCTAGTTCATAACGGAATTATTGAAAATTATTTATCGATAAAATCCTTTTTATCAGAAAAAAATATTAAATTTATTTCTGATACAGATACAGAAATAATAGTTAATTTATTATCTTATAATTATAATATTTATAAATCACCAATTATCGCAATACAAAATACAATAAATCAATTAGTTGGTACATATGCATTGTTAATTTTAAACAAAAATGAAAATACAATATATTTTGTTAAAAATGGATCACCTTTATTATTAGGAATAGGAAAAGATGAAATTATATTAACATCTGAACAGAATGGATTTTGTGGTAAAATTAAAAATTATATTTGTTTAGAAAATAAAGATATAGGTTATATTTGTTACGATAAAAATAATTCTTTAATATTTAAAATGACATCTGGAAAGGATTACGACAAAAATAATGTTGTTTTAGATAATTATGATTTAAATCCATTTCCTTATAAATATTGGACTATTAAAGAAATTTTTGATCAACCAAACACAATAAATAATAGTATAAATAATGGTGGAAGAATTAAAAATAATAGTGAAATAAAATTGGGTGGAATTGAAGATTATAAAGATTTTTTTAAAGATGTAGATAATATAATATTTCTAGGTTGTGGTACATCATTTAATGTATGTGTAATTGGAACATTTTTTTGTAAAATGTTATGTAAGTTTAATATATCTCAATATTATGATGGAGCTGATTTTACAGAAAAAGATATTCCTAAAAACGGCAAAACAGTTTTTGTTTTAATATCTCAATCTGGAGAAACAAGAGATTTGTATTTATCTTTAGAAATAGCAAAAAAACATAATATAAAAACAATTGGAATTATAAATGTTGTTGGTTCTTTAATATCGCGAGAAGTAACATGTGGAATTTATTGTAATGCAGGCAGAGAAATCGGAGTAGCATCAACAAAATCTTTTACTTCTCAAGTAATATGTACAATATTATTAATATTATGGTTTTCACAAAATCAAAATGTAAATGAAAAATTAAGAATAGAAATAATCAAAGATTTAAAAAATTTACACGAGGATTTTAAAGAAACTTTAAATGATTTAATGGAAATCATCGAAAATATTTCAAAAGAATGGAAAGAATATAAAAATATGTTTATTTTAGGCAAAGGTATAGATGAATGGGTTGCAAAAGAAGGTTCTTTAAAAATAAAAGAAATTTCTTATATACATTCTGAAGGATATTCAGCCAGCTCTTTAAAACATGGACCTTTCGCATTATTAGATAATAATTTTCCATCTATAATATTGAATTTTGATAATAATTATGATTCAAAAATAGTTAATTGTGTAGAAGAAGTTATGTCAAGAAATTCACCTGTTCTTTTAATTACAAATAACAGAGATATAAAAATTAAAAATAGCAATGATTTAAAAATTATTTATGTTAAATATAATAAGTCATTTTCTTTTTTATTAGGTATAATTCCTTTACAACTTTTAGCTTATTATATTTCAATTAATAAGAATATTAATCCAGATATTCCAAAAAATTTAGCTAAAGTAGTAACAGTTGAATAATATAAAAATGTAATCATAAATTATAAAATTAATTTATGATTTAATTATATTTTTTTTTTAAATTTTCGACAAAATCTATATATTCTCTTTTTGCTCTTGATTTACCTTTTCCTGATTCGTCGTTCCATGCACTCCATTTTGACTTCGCTTTAAAATCAAAAAAAGAAGGTTGTGAAGTATGATTATTACCAAATAATGATTGTTTATATAAACCGTATAATTTTAATAACTCTTGATCAGATGGTTTTTGTTTTAGATTTTGTACTTCTTGAGAAGATATAATAAAATTATCATCTAAATTATCATTTAACATTTTATTATTATTTTTATATTTTAAAATAACATTATGTTTTTATAAAAAATAAAAATTGATTTTTTATACAAAATAACATAAAATATATTATATATGAATACTTATAAATTATTATTTGGTCTTGGCCAATTATGTATTATTTCGAATGGAGTTTATACATCATGGGAATATTTAGATAACTATGAATTACGAAAAGAAAATTTGAAAACTCCATCTAAAAAAATAGAACAAGCTGTTATCGGATTTGGCTCTGGTTTAATAAATGGTTTTGCATTTACTATTTTTTCTCCAGTAATTATACCAGGAATTGTAATTGCAAATGTTCATTCACATATAAAAAAATAATATTTTTTTATAAAATATACTTTAAACTGGATGTTTAATTTTTTATAATAAATATATAAAAAATTTAATTAAATATACTTTCATTTTTCCAAGATTTTTTAAGTTTTTTCTCCATTTTATTTAACTCTTTATAATAATCTGGACCACATTCATCAAAATGTGCTAAAGCTATTTTTACAGTTTTTGTTAAATTATTATCTGTTATATTAAGTTTTTTTGATTTTTTTCCATGTTCTAATTCAACTTTAATTCCTTCTACAACATCATCTACTGTTAAAATATCCATATTAACATCTAATTTTTCTAAAATTTTTTTAACTTTTAGTTTACTTATTCTCATTTATTTAGTAAAAATATTTTGGATTTTAAAAAATAAAAATGATTTTTTAAATAAGTTTGAAATTAAAAATTTAATTATGTATAAGTCAAATTTTGAGAAAGTTTTAGAATTCAATAAAAGTTTTGGAGTATTTACAAAAAATAGTCCTCAATATAATATTTATGATGAAGAACCAAAAATTGTTGAATACAGAAAAAGTTTGATTACTGAAGAAGTACAAGAATTTGAAGATTCTATTAAAGACAAAAATTTTACAGAAAGTATTGATGCATTATGTGATATTTTATATGTTGTTTATGGAGCTTTTACTGCATTTGGAGTAGATGCAGATAAAGCTTTTGAAATTGTACAACAATCTAATATGAGTAAATTATGTAAGGATGAGGAAGAAGCAAAAGAAACTGTAGAATTTTACAAAAAAGATTCTAGATATGATTCTCCTGCATATAGACTATCTGATGATGGTAAAAATTATGTTGTTTTTAATGAAAGTACAAAAAAGATTTTAAAGTCTATTAATTACACTCCTGTAGATTTTAGTAAATTATTTTAATTTTGTTTTTTTTATTATTAATAATAAAAAAATGTCAACCAACGTAAATAATATTATGAGAACTCCATACGATCAACTAATGGCTAGAATGTATAACCCTGAGACAGTTAATTTACATCCTGCACCATGGCCAATGGTTAAAACTGATTCAGATATGATGTTACAGAAAAAATGGTGTAATACTGATTGTGGGAATTATCAACAATATCCTTATAAAAATATTCCTATGATGAATGCTTCAAATTCTGATGGTATAATTACAGAAGGTTTCGAAAGTTCTGATAGAAGAGCAATTGATATGTTAAGATCTATACCATTTATAGGTCGTATGATAAATGAAGATGATTCGGAAAAAATAATATCATTGATAAAATCTAATAATATAGAATTAGCATCAAAAACTTTAATAAGTAAAATGGGTGGTTTTAATATAGGAATTGATTCAAGAATGATTATGGATAGATTAGAAATGATTAAAAAATATATTGATTCTTTAGAAACTACAATGCATCCAACAATTATTTCTATAGATAGAAGAAGAGTAATAGATATGTTAAGATCTATACCATTTATAGGTCGTATGATAAATGAATATGATTCGGAAAAAATAATATCATTGATAAAATCTAATAATATAGAATTAGCATCAAAAACTTTAATGAGTAAAATGGGTGGTTTTAATATAGGAATTGATTCAAGAATGATTATGGATAGATTAGAAATGATTAAAAAATATATTGATTCTTTAGAAACTACAATGCCTCCAACTACTACAATGACACCTATAGATTATAATCAATTAAATTTAGAAATTGAAAAATTAAGAATGTTATTGAAGCTATCTGGTCTAGGATTTTTAGATAATAATATTATTAAAGATATTATAATAAATTTGAAAAATAATGATGTACAAAAAGTATATGAAATTTTACATCCATATATGGATGATAAAATGATAGATAGAATTTTACTTATGATAAATGATAAAATATTACATAATATTAATTGGAATAAACCGGTTGATTGGAAACCAAACCCTATATCTTTTTAAATATTTATTTTAAAATTTAAAATAAATGATTATTTAGTAAATATATTATCTATCCATTCTTGAGACAAATTATCAAAAGTTTGATTAATTGCCCAATTATACGCTTTTTCAATATAAAAGTTCTTAACCTTTGGATTATCAAGAACATAGCATAATTTATTAAATAATATTTCCATATTTTCTTCTATTGGACTTTTGCATGTAACTCCTCTATTTCCTACTATATTAACTAATGCTGCGAGTTCTACAGTAACAACTAAACATTTTGATATCATTGCTTCAACTGCAGTAATACAATATGTTTCAGTAAAATCTGTTGGATATAACCAAATATCTGATTTTAAATATTCTATTGCTATATCATTTTGGTTTAATCTTTCATTAAGAAATACATAATCCATATTTTTAATTTCATTTAGAATTTCATAATCAATGGTATTTTTTGAAGCATACACAAATAAAGTAGTTTCAGGATATCTTTCCTTTATTTTCGGTATCATTTTAATTAAAAAATTTAAACCTCTATTTCCAGAACTTGAATAAATAAATCTAAATGGAATTTTTTTTATATTTTTATTTAAAAATCTTTCAGTGTATATGGCATTTCTTGAAACAATAAATTGATCTTCTGGGAAATCTAATTTATTTATAATATTATTTTTTTGCCACTCAGAAACACATACTATACCTTTAAATTTATCTTTATGTGTCTGTAAATTAGATGAATTATTACCAATAGGAACTACATCATGGACCCATAAATAAACTTTTTTAACATTAGTATAATATACCAAATAATTAGTTTCTCGACTTATAATTAAATAATCAACAACATACTTTAATAAGAATTCATTAAAATATTTATAGTCTATAAATTCTATATTATTATATACACCTTCATAGCTTTTATTTTCATAATCAAATGAACCAAAAATAATTACCCTATAACCTTTTTTTACAAATTCTTTTCCTAGATTTATTGCCATATATTCTGAACCTGAAACACGACTATCTCTATTATTATCTAAATCTGGGTTAAAAAATTTTACTATACATCCTATATGTATTACTATTGTTTTTTTATCACTTAATTCTATAGATGATATATCAGATGAATTTTTACCATCATCTTGATAACACATATTATATTTAGTATTAATTAATTCTTGACTATTCGGATATCTTTTCATTAATTCTTTTAAAACAACATATGCTTGCTTTATTTTTTTTAATATTAATTTAATTTCTATATAGATATATTCTATATTATAATCATATATATCACTTTCTAAAATTGTAAAAATATTATAGGGTTTTGGAGTATAAATAAGTTTCTCAAAAATTTTTTCAGCTTCTAAAATATTACCGTTTTCTTTATATAATATTCCTAATCTATATAATGATTCTATTCTATTTGGAATTTTTTTATTAAGTTCGATTAATTTTTCAGCATATTTTCTTCTATTTTTATCTAAAATAAATTCAATATTGGCAATTAAATATAATGAAGTAAATAAATAATATTCTTTCCATGTATTTTTATCAAAACCTTTTGGTATTTCAAGATCTTTTAGTTTATGCAAATATTCTAAAGATTCTTTATATTTATCCATTTCATTTGCAACTTTAGATAAATAATATAAAGTTCTAGGATCATTTGGATTATCCTCCAAGTCCATTTTTAATAATTTATAATCTGATTTTAACCTATTAACTGTTCTTATTCTATGTTCCATACTAGTAAGATCACATATAAAAATATTATCATTTTTTATAAATGTAACTTTTTCACAATTAACATCTTCATGTATTCTATATTTGTATCTAATATTTTCAGAAGTTTTTGTTATTCTTTTTGAATAATAATCATTTACTAAAATTGTATCGTTAAAATAACCAATTTTAATTAAAAAACATGGTTCAGATGACTTACTCAATAATTTTCTTAATTCTTTACCTCCAAATAATTTATAACTATCATCTAACATTATTTTATATTTACAAATTTTTGACGATAAATCAAGACATTTATTTCTTGCTTGTGAAAAATCTATAAATTCTGAAAAGTATAAATTTCCTTCTACATCTTTTAATTCTTCTCTAATAATATCAGGTGTATTATCAGTACTACCAGTATCTAAAATTGTCCAATGATCTATCCATTTTTTATTTTCTTGTAAACATTCTCTTAAAATTTCACCAGAATTTTTTACAATCATAACTAATTCTAACAATTTTGTCATATTTAATTAAATTAAGTACTGCTTTAAATTTAATTCTATTTCAGAATTAAATTAATTAAATTAAATAAAATTTATTTAATACATAATGGTATAAAACTCTCTAGTATTTGCAAATCTTGATAATTGAGGTCTTAAATAAGAAAATTCTTCTTTGGTAATTGCTTTGTTAAAACCACCAATATCTAAATATGCTTCTGCTACTCCGGTAATATGATTTACCATATTATCCACACGTCTATCATTGATTCTATAGTTTCTTAAATATGGTTCTTTTGCAGAACCACCAATAATTGAATCTATTTTATCATATACCAATTTTAGAGAATTAGCGTCAAGGGATTCTTTAAAACCAGTTTCTACAAGTATTGAATCTATTACTTCTTTTAATACTGTAGCGAATCCTTTTCTTATTTCAGACCAAATACTTGACCATGTAACACCAGACATTGCAGTACCAGCATCCGCTTTAAGATTTTTAAAAGCCTGAATAGGATTACTCATAAAATCAGTAAAGAATGTCTTTAATTTTTCTGCAGCTGTTAATGCCATTTTAGAAGCCCAGTCTCCTAATTTTTTACCCAAATTTTGTAGTATTCTTAATATAACATCTTTAGCTTTTGTAGCAAATGTTCCTGTATAAGGTTTAACATAACTACCTATCATAGGAATACTATCCATACCTTTTTTAATACCATCTATAGCGGGATTTACTGCTTTATCCATTATGGGAGGTATGACAAATTCATTTATTACACTCTTAATGTACATAGAAAGAGTATTTGTAAATAATTCCTGCCATGATTGACCACCTTTAAACATATTCCAAACTTCCTCATATCCATTTGGGCCTAGATTTAATTTTTTACCAAGCTCTGCTAAAGAAACAACAGATCCAGACCCTAATTTAGAAACTATAAATTTAACACCTTCTTGTAAAACTTTTGTTAAAGCAACACCTGTCATAATACTTAAAGCTGCTTCACCTGTAGCTCCCATTTTTTCGAAACCAGAGGGAAAGAAACTTTTAAGTTTTTCTAATAATACATCTCTAAGTTTACCTGCTACAAATGGAGCAAATTTCTTTTGTAAGGCATCTTGTAATGACATAGGGGTTGTGGTTGTTGTGGTCGTAGTTGTTGATGTAGATGTTGTCTCATCTCCACCCCAGTTAAAATCTCCTCCATCATCTCCACCAAAATCAATTGAAGGTGGTGATGTAAATGTTCCAGCTGGACTTGTATATATGTTAATTGTTGTTGATGGACTAGTAATAACAACAGAACCTCCATCTTGATATGGTACTATAGGAGCTCCAGAATTATTTGTTGCACCAGAAACAAAAGCGTTTGCATCAATTAATTGTTTATTTAATAGTTTTAAGTTATTTGATTGTGATATGATGCTCTTTTCCATACCTTCTTTATATAAATTATTTAAGAAATAAACTAAACTTAAGAAAGAAAATTCAGTGTATGCAGCACCAATAGGATCTTTACCAGATTTAAATACGGATTCTAAACCTGAAGAATTAAATATAGTACCACTAGCAGCTTTAGCAAATTTAGCTTTACTATCTAGTGGATCATAAACATTACATACAGGTGATGAAGCTTTTAGAGTTTTTGAAAGTATAGATATTGAAGATAATAATCCTGGTTGATAATCGGTTGCTTTTAAGCCTCCTGCCTGTAAAATGTCAAATATTATATCAGGAGATATATTTAATTTACCTTCGATATCAAAAAGTATATCTACGTAACAATCTAAATTTCCTTTGAATGCAGCAGCATTTCCTGCTTGAAAATCATTGACTTTTTCTTTTAATTCATTCATAGATGTTTGTCCAGAACTTTTACCTTCATCTATTTTAGGAGTTGTTGTTTCTTTTGGTCTTCTCACCATAATTACAACTGCAACTATTATTATTACTACAACAATTATAACTCCACCGATTAGAGTCCAATTTGTTTGTGAGCTATTTTTTAGTACGGGCATTTTTATTATTATAAAATAAATTTATTTTTTTTAAAAATTGAATATTTTTAAAAAAATAAATTAAAATATAATTAAAAAGATAATGTCTACAGAAAGTAATGCAAATAACGAATCATATTCTTCAGGAGATGATAATCAGAATGAAGAAAATGAAAATGAAAATTTAGACAATTTCAGTAATTCAATATATTTTTCGAATTTTTATATTGAAAATAATGTAGAATCTATAAATGCATCTGAAATATTTAATAATATGAATAATAATATTAATAATAATATTAATTATGGCTATAATACTATAACTTATTATAATTATAATCCATTTCTATCTATATTAGATAATAGTGACTTATTTGCTAGAATATTTATGAATAGTATTATCAATAATTTAGAAGAACAAATTTTAGAAGAAGTAATGGAAAATTCATTAAATGAGTCAAAAAGTTTAGAAAAAACGGATGATTTTATAAATTTTGAAAAACAAAAATATGATTCAAATAATGAATTTATGAAAAAACATATAGATTGTAGTATCTGCCTAGTTGAATTTTCAGATGATAATGATATTTCAATTACTAATTGTAAACATATATTTCATAATGATTGTATAGTAGAATGGTCTAAGTATAAAAAAGATTGTCCTATTTGTAGAGAAAATTTATCTAAAAATGATATTTTAAGTTAATTGTATTTTTAAAAGAAAAAAATCTTTTAAAATATAAATGTTCGGAAAGATCAAGGAATTATGGGAAGATAAAGGTTTTGAAATAGTTTTTGGTCTATGTTTATCTTTTATAATAATATATGGACTTTATAGAATAATCACTAAACAATCAGGAACTTATTCCAAAAATTATTATTATAATAATAATGAAATAGAAAATAACTTTAATACTAAAAAAATTATTCCAAAAGAAAGTAAAGGAGAATCAGAATGTAGAAGAGTGTTAAGAAAATTATTTAATAGATCTTTTAATAAATCGCGACCAGATTTTTTAAATAATCCGGTGACTGGCGGACAATATAATTTAGAACTAGATTGTTATGATCAAGAATTAAGGTTAGCAGTTGAATATAATGGAATTCAACATTATAAATATAATAAATTTTTTCATAGAAATAATGATCATTTCTTAACACAAAAGTATAGAGATGATATGAAAAGAAGAATGTGTAAAGAATATGGTATAACTTTAATAGAAGTTCCATATACTGTTAAAATAGAAAATATAGAAAGATTTTTATTAAATGAATTACATAATAAAGGATATGATAGATATATGATTTTATAAATTTAAAAGGATAAAATTTTAAATAAAAATGTTTGAAAATAAAAAATTATTAGGTATTTCAGTTGTTATAACAAGTTTAGGTTTTGTAACATTAGCATTTTCATATAGATATTCAACACAAGTTACTAGAAAATGGTTTTATAATGTATGGGATGATATTAGTGATATTAAAAATAATTTAAGTATTTTAAATTCTAAAATATGTGAATTAAGTAAAAAATTAGATAAAGATGAAAGTAAAAAATTAGATAAAGATGAAAGTAAAAAATTAGATCAAGATGAAAGTGAAAAATTAGATCAAGATGAAACTAAAAAAGAATAAATATTTTAATATTTTTATTACTTTTAATAAAAATATGGTTTGTCCAAATTCTAATAAAAATGTTATTGAAAATTTACATAAAATTGGTTTAATTGATAGGAATTTATCACCTGAAGAGGAAGCTACACAAAGAAGAATATTATATTATACTGTTTGTATAACATTTAGATTATTTCTATTTGGATTATTATTTCAACTTAGAGATAAAAAATATATGCAAATTTTTGTAGCAATTTTGTCAGGTATAGCAGTATTAAATTATTTATTTTTAACTAAAGGTAATGAATGGTGGAATATTTATTTTTCTTTATTTATATATATATCTATGTTTGTAGTTTCTATCTTAATACTTTTAGGTGTAAAAATTACAACATATTCTTTACCATTTATATTTTTATTTGCTATTTTTTCGGGAATTTTTAAAAGTATGACTAGACCATCATGTTAAGCTTTTTTAAGAGAAGGTGGTAATCTTTTAGTTTTATTTCTTAAATCTTCCATTTCGGAATCTGAATCTCTACTATTACTATCACTAATACTTTCTGAATCAGTAGATTCTGAATTATTACTTACCAAATCTTCTGGATCTATATCCTCGTCGCTAATATAATCATCTATTTGTCCATATCCTAGAATATCAAATATTTTACAAATTTTTGTTGAGTTTCCATCCTTCTTTTTAAACTCAAAATCAATTTTTTTTAATCTACCATCAAATTTTCTATGAAATGATGTATGGTTTAAATCAACTTTAGTCATTTCTTTAGCTGTTTTTGCAGAAACTGGATGGTCTAAATCTAGATCAAAAGTACTTAATTCATCTAAAATATGCCAATCTACCTTTTCAAATTGGGTTTGAAGATGTTGAAGATTTTCTTCATTTCCTTCAACACGAATAAAATAATACCAGGATTCATATTCCTCTCCATTTGTTTCCATTAAAATCACATAATTTCCATCCATTTTATGTGATGGCTCTTTATTTTTGTTTTCATTATCTGATTCACTCATTTTTTTTATATCAAAAATGTTTTTTTTAAATATTAATTTAAAATATAATGTTTAATTAGTAAATAGAATGTTTTATTTTCAAATAAAAAAACAAGTATTAATAGATTGTATTTTAGAATATCTTTATAAAAATAAGGAAAATATAAAAAATATTTCTGAAGAAAAGTATGGATTTTTAGTAACAAGAATAAAACAAGATGATATTAGAATAGGTTTAGGTTTTGGGACTTATTCATTTATGTTTGAAAATAAAGAAATATTCATAAGTTATTTAGAAGAGGGCAATCCAAAAGGTATGGATTTAGATGTTGAATATTACAAGAGATTTATTATAAAATGTGATAATGAAGAATTGTTAAAAAAATTTTTAATAACATCATATGAACATGAAAAAAAAATTAATGATAAATTAACAGGAATTTTTATTACTAATGATTATGGAGAATGGTATTTATATAATAAAATACCTTCTAGAACTTTAGATTCTATATATTTAGAAGATAGTATTAAAAATAAAATAATAGATGATATAAATAATTTCTTAAATTCAGAAAATGATTATAATAAATTTGGAATACCATATAAAAGAACATATTTATTAACAGGTATTCCAGGTAGTGGTAAGACATCTTTAATAAAAGCAATATGTAATCAATTTGGATATAGTTTGTCTATATTATCTATATCTAAAAAATTTGATAATAGTTCATTAATGTCTGCTATAAAAGATATAGAAGAAAAAACTATTCTTTTATTAGAAGATATTGATAGTTTATTCGATAAAAGAGATGCAACGAGTGATAACCCATCTATTACTTTTAGCAATTTAATAAATGTGTTAGATGGTGTTTTATATAAACATGCTACTATTATATTTCTAACTACGAATCATCCAGAAAAATTAGATCATGCTTTATTAAGAATTGGGAGAATAGATATGATTTTAGAATTTAATTATCCAAGCAAAAATATTTTAGAAAAGTTATTTACTGATATATTAAATGAAAATTATGAAAAAGAACAACTTAAAAAAGAATTTAATAAATTTTATAATTTTATAACTAGTAAAAAAATTACAATGTCTGCTATAATGAATTTTTTATTTAGATATAAAAATAATTGGGAAAATAATATAGATGAATTAATTGATACTAATAATTTTATTCAAAAAACTTTAAAAAAGGATAAAATTGATAGTTTATATAGTTAATTTATTTCAAAATTTGAAATAAATTTTTTATTCTTCATTAACTTCATCATTAACTTCATCATTAACTTCTTCATCATTAACTTCTTCATCATTAACTTCTTCATCATTAACTTCTTCATCATTAACTTCTTCATCATTAACTTCTTCATCATTAACTTCTTCATAATTAACTTCGCCATTAACTTCTTCATTATTTTCATAAATAGAAAATACAGAATTATTATTTAACAATGAATTATATGGATTTTTTGAATCATTATATAAATATGAAATAAATGCAATATCTATTGATAATAATTTTACTCTTCCAGAATGTATTGCCAAAAAATTTGAATTATAAAATAATTTTACAATATATTGTTCAATAAAATGTTGCAAAATAATAAACACATCTTTACTTATTTTAACATTTTCATTGTCATCTCTATTTTCTTTAAAAATTTGTCTTACCAATTTTTCAAAAGAAGATTTGGCTAGAATTAAATTATCACTTGTTTTTTGATATTTTTTAATATCTCGTATAGCAACAGTTCCTGGTCTAAAACGATGTTGTTTAGGATTGTTTGTATTTTTAACATTATTTGTAGTACGTTTTTTCTTATTTTTCTTTAATAAAGATTCATGTATATAAGGAACTACACCACCTCCCAAAAATGTTATATTTAATTTTGTAAATAATTTATTTAATTCTTCATCTGATCTAATTACAACTTCTAAGTCTCTAATTGTAATTCTAATTCTTTTATTATCCTTACAATATATTGATGCTAAATCTAAAATTTCATATGTTAGATATTCTAAAACTGCTGCTAAAAATACAGGAGAAGTGCTGGTAACCATAATCTTTGTATTTCCAAAATTTCTTAAAAATTTTTCTGTTATAGAAGGAGGAAATATTATTTGTGCTTTAGTTTGTCTTGTTCCTTTTATATCTTTTTCATTATTATTTTTAAAAGAATCTATAGATTTTTTTCCCTCAGAAATAGAATTTTTTAAAAGTTCTCCTGGTAAAATTACGTTCAAAGCATTAATAATTTCCTTATCAGATATAGTTTTCTTTTTCCCAAACAAAGTTAAATCTAATACTGTATTTGATACCTTTTTTGATAAAATGCATAAAAAACTATTTAATTGTTGTTTGGCATTTCCTGTAATTCCACAGTCACATATCTGTTTTAAAACCTTTGATATATAGATTTCAAAGAAGTGAGTTTTCTTTTTTCTATTTTTTTCTTCCATTTATTAATAAAAATCCTTTCTTTTAAATGAAATTTAAAGCTGTACGTTTTTTTTATAAAAAATGGAAGGTATTACAAAACCATCGTTAACTAGATTAGCAAGAAGAGCAGGAGTTAAAAGTTTATCTGATGATTGCTTTGACACTGTAAGAAATTTAATTGGAATGAAATTAACTGAAGTTATAAAAACAATAAATATTGTAAATTCAGAACATCAAACTAAAACTATTATGCCATCAGATATTTATGAATCTTTGCATTTACTAAATTATAATGTTACACAATCTAATGATCTAAGTATTAATAAATAAAAAATTTAAATATATATATATATATATATATATTTATAAAATGTATGATGATTATGATACTACAAACTGTTTTATAGAATATTATAAAATTTTTGATATAAAATCAAGTGATAAAATTGACAATATTTCTATAAATATAATAAATGAAATTACTAAAGATGATGAATATAATTCTTATGATACTACTAAAAAAGATATAAAAAAACTTTTAAATAATGGTATATCAGGATTAAATATTTTAGATTTTAGACATGTTGCGTCCATAGATTTAAGATATTGTCACTATAGCGAAATTGGTAAAAATCCTAAATGGTATTTATTAAGAATATGGAGAAATTAATTGAATATTATATAAAATATTATTTTATATAATTTTAAACAACTTAAATTATAAATAAAAATGTATGATTGTTATGATAATATCAGTAAATTATACATATATTTCTCTTGAAATGGTTAAAGAAATATTCACAATGTGTTTAGTAAACTTTCACACTATGTAATGAGCATCAAGTGAGTTTTTATCAAATAATTTACCAAATAGATAGATGAGTATTAACATTTAAATGCTAAAGTCTAAGGAAAAAGTGTTATTTTAACGTATCCATTTCCTCCATTTCCTCCTCTTCCTCCATTTCCAGGAAATGAAGCTGCTCCACCACTTCCTCCACAACCTAATTGTCCATTATTACCATTCCCAGATAGAACACCCAAACCTCCTTTTGCACCTCCACCTCCACCTCCACCTCCTTGGGATCCAGCTGGTGTTCCAGAATTTTGATTAAATCCACCAGCACCAGCTTGACCTACACCTCCTCCTGTTCCACCACTTGTAAATGTACCTGTACCTCCTGTTCCAGGATTTCCGTTGTATGGTGGATTGTTGTATGGTAAACCATCAGGATCAATTATTTGTCCCGCACCACCACCACCTCCACCATTTAAGGTTGTACCTCCACCTCCACCATTTCCTCCGTTTACTGATAATGAAATATTTCCATCTATTGGTACAGAAGTAAAAGGTTTTAATTGAGCACCTTCTCCACCTATTCCTCCAGAAACTGTAAATATATTTGAACCTTGAAATTGGAAAGTTGTCGGTTGTCCATTAGCTCCACTAGATGCAGCTGTGTTAAATGATGATCCATTACCCCCAGTACCCCCGGTACCAATTGTTATATTTATCTGTGTACCTGACTTGATCGGACCATAATATGTATTGAAATATGTTCCTTGTGAACCGCCACCACCTCCTCCACCACAATAACCATTAGAGGAAGGAGAAAGAGAAGGATCATAACTTCCCCCTCCTCCTCCACCTCCTCCACCTCCTCCACACGCCTCTAATAACATAGTATTTGCATCAATAGGTATAGTGAAACCTGTGCTGCTTGTTATTAAATAAGATGTATATGAAATACCTTGAGGTCCTGTAGATCCTTGAGGTCCCTGAGCTCCTACAGGTCCTACAGGTCCTTGAGATCCTGTATATCCTTGAGGTCCTTGAGATCCTGTATATCCTTGAGGTCCTTGAGATCCTGTATATCCTTGAGGTCCTGTATATCCTTGAGGTCCTTGAGGTCCTGTATATCCTTGAGGTCCTTGAGATCCTGTATATCCTTGAGGTCCTTGAGATCCTGTATATCCTTGAGGTCCTTGAGGTCCTTGAGGTCCTGTATATCCTTGAGGTCCCTGAGCTCCTGTATATCCCTGAGGTCCCTGAGGTCCCTGAGGTCCTGTAGGACCATTTTGTGTTCCTGTTGGAGAAATAGAACCATAAGGTATTGATGTATACGAACCATATTCATTAAAAATAATATTTTGTTCAGAATTTGATATAAACTCATTATCTTCATAAATTTTAAAGTTCATTTATTATAAGTAAAAAATTTTATATAATTTATATAGGATATTCAAAATTTCCTGATCCTAATATTAAACATAACATTCTAATAGTATCAGAATAATAACTTTCGAATGACGAATTTAAAATATGATCATATATTTTATTCAACCATTCCTGATCATTTGCTATCATAGCTGAACATATAAATGGAGCAGTAAATGCTAATGAAGTATAATTATTAATTTCTCTTCCATCTAAATAATATGCAGCTTTAATATTTTTTGGATCATTTTTACTTTTTTGTTTTATAAAATTATTAGAGGTTATCATTTGTTTTTTCAAATTATCATTATTATCAAAACAAAATAATGTTGATAATCTCATAAATATTCTACATGCATTCCAATTATATTCTCCATCTAGATTGGATTCTAGTACTTTACCTTTTACTTTATTCCAAATATTATTTTCATTTATCATGAAATCTGGTAAAAGACCAGTATCTGGAGAACTTTTGATAAATATATCATTACTTGAATTTAAAATAGTGTATAAAACTTTATCCCAATCAAATGAAGGATCAATTTTTTTAAAAGCATATATATGCACTGGCATAATATCAGAACTTCTCATTAAATTTCCATATTTTTTGTCATTATCTAAAGCCCAGTCTCCTAATTTTAATGAAAATAGATTTTTATGTATAATTAATTCTTTAAAACTTTTTAAAGAATCTTTTGCTAAATTTAAATATTTTATTTCATTCCATTTTAAATATCCTAAATATAATCCATATATTATATCCATATCACCATCAGTAGCACAAGATTTATCATCACCAACAACATTTATTTTATTTGTTTTAGAATCTAAAGTCTGTCTCCAACTCATTAATTTATTAGAATTTAAAAATTGTGTGTAGTAATTTACAGATAAATCAAATGTTTCTTTATCTGACATCATTACAGATATTAAAATTAACCATCCTTGTCCTTCAGACACACTAACATAATTACCGCTTTCGAAATTTAAATATGCTCCATTATTATATTTTTTAATATATCTATTTTTAAATTTTTTATAAAAATCTTCAATTTGTAAAAAACTCGAATCTGAAGCTTTTATATTATTAAATTTATTTATTTTATATAAATTATAAGGAATTGGAGTTACAGGAGTTGGAGTTACAGGAGTTGGAGTTACAGGAGTTGGAGTTACAGGAGTTGGAGTTACAGGAGTTGGAGTTACAGGAATTGGAGTTACAGGAATTGGAGTTATGGTATTTAAATTATTAAATATGCATATATTTCTAAAATTTATAGAAGTATTAACTGGACTTGCAAATTTTTCTGATCCACCACCAAAAAATGTATCAAAAGCTATACCTTCTATTTTGGCTTCATTTTCTGTCCATTTAATTTTTTCATAAATAAATTCATACCCATTAATATTTAATTGCAATAAACCATCTTTATTTGCTTTTTTCCCGGTAAAAGTATTCATTTTTAAATAAATAAAAATTTTATTCCATATATTTTTAGTTAATTTTGCGTATCCTCTCCATAAAGAGTCCCCAAATTTAGGATTTCCTACAAAACCATCTATTTTTGAATAACTTTCATCTTGATCAGAACTACAATATACATATGCTTCACACTCTATATCTCCATTTTTCATTTCTTGTTCTTTTATTTTAGAAATTTCATTAACTGAAGGCATAGGAATACGTATTTTCTTGTTATTTAAAGTTTCCATTTGGGCTTTTATAAAAGGATTTGCGAAAGTTCTCCACATTAATCTACATGATGCATTATCATTAGATTTTCTTCCACCAGATGCTCCAGGAGGTCCTATAAATATCCCTGGAAGTTTTCCACCAAGTTGTGGATCAAATTGTTCATCGAAAAATAGTTCATAACTAAAGACTATTTCATTTGTAGGAAAAATACTTGGAGATGCATAAAAACCTATACCACCTTCATGTTCTGCACTTGGTTTAAAACTATCTTTTGGATATTTTACTTTTAATACTGTTTGATTATCTATTTTAACTATTTCGTGTAATGTTTCGGATTTACCGTGACCTACTTTTATAATATTCCATGATGTTTTCTTTTTATCATTTAATAATAATGGTTTTAGCTCCTCTAAATTTGGATAAAAAGCATTTGATGGTATATTTGGTATGTTTCCTTTTTCAGGAGATGGTAATGGTTTAATATCTGAAGGGATATTTGGGGTTTCTGGAATATTTATAGAGTCTTCTGTAATAAATGTAAATTCTGTAGGCATGATATTATCTCCTTCGAATCTAAAATTCTTATCAAAATTATTATTTAATATTTTTATTTTATTATTTGGTATTAATTTATTACCTTCAATCACAAAATTTTTGCATTCTGTTATAGAAGATCCATTTGGAAGTTTGAACATAATATACCAATTATTAATAGTAATATTACTAATATTTTTAATATTTAAAATACCTCTATATTTATTTCTTCTATTTCTTACTAATTCTACACTTAAATTAACTAGATTTACACTGTTGTTAGACATTTTTTATTATTAATAAATATAATAAAAAATAAAAAAATAAAAAATAAAAAATCAACCGTATATTAAGTTTATAAAAATCTTTTATAAAATTTAAATTTATACAACCCCTTTATATTTAAAAGTTGGACTCCATATTTTTCTTGGATCACATGGCATTCTAACCGTTTCGGGAATTGGAATATAATTATTTGGTGTATTAGTAAATGTATTATATTGCATTCCACAGTTTTTAGAAGTTTTTAAACAATCTTTAACTTGATTATATGAATTTACATCAAACTTCATTCCACTATTTGTTAATCTATTAAATATATCATTACATTCGCATGCAGGATAATTATAAAAAGATCTACCTGGACCACTTGTCCAATATAAACAATATGCACAACTTCCTTCTTGAGTAATATTTCCTAAATCATTAGGTTTTTTTGAATTAATAAAATTTGAACATTGATTATAACAATTCATATTTATTATAATCAATTATATTTTTGTTATTTAAAAATAATTTCTAAAAAATAAATTTCTAAAAAATAATTTTCCAAAAAATAATTTCTAAAAAATAAATTTCTAAAAAATAATTTTCCACACACACAAAAATTGTGTGTGGAAAAAAAAATTCAAAAAAAAATTAAAAAAATTTTGAAATGAACGTGAAAACAGTCTAATTTAAAAATTTTTATTAAAGGGTTTAAAGAAAAAATTTATGAATTTTCTAAATATTTATGAAATTCATAAATTTTTCTAAATATTTAGAAAAAACATAAATTTATTTAAGAATAAATATTTTAAATATAAATGCAGAATGAATTTATATGTAATTTTTGTAAAACTATTTTCAAGACTTTAAATAATTTAAAAACTCATCAAAGGAGAGCTAAGTATTGCATAAAAATTCAAGAAAAAGAAAATGTTAATATACCAAATGATATGAAAAACTGTGAATATTGCATGAAAACATATACACCATCAGTATTAAAAACACATTTACAAAATTGTAAATTAAGAAAAGAAGAAATAATTAAAGAGGATAAAGAAAAAATAATTATGTTAGAAAAAAAGTTAGTAGAAAAAGATATTGAAATAACTGAATTAAAAACAAAATTAAGGATATATGAAAGTGATCACGAAATTTTAAAAGAATTAGCAAAACAGCCAAGAAATAATATAACAAATAATACAAATAATACAAATAATAAAATATTATCAATTAAAGGATCTTTAGATTTAAATGATGTAAATAAAATTAAAGATATAATAAACGATAATTATAAGATTGATTATATTTTTGATGGTCAAAAAGGTTTTGCTCAATTTGCTGTAGATCATATATTAAAAGATGAAGATGGTAATTTAAAATATATATGCACTGATCCAAGTAGACAAATTTTTAAATATAAAGATAATTTTGGAGATATTCAAAAAGATATTGAAGCTAAAAAACTTACAAATTTTTTAGTAGAAGGAGGAATAAAAAATAAAGCATCTGATATATCTACAGATTGGATTAAAAATGATGATGGTTTTATAAATAAAAATAAATACGATATAATAGCAGATAAAGTAGAATCTATAATTACTTTAAAAGAAGATAATACAATGTTTAAAAAAGAATTAGTTGCAATGACCACAATTTAAATTTTATTTTAATAATTTTTTGTCTATATTAATTTTTTCACCCTTATAAAAAGTTAAAAGATCACAAAAAGGTTTTTTTACAGTTGAGTATACACTATCTATAAATTCTATATGTTCCTCCATTTTTTTAGATGAATTTAGATTTATATTAATTATTTCTTCAATATTATCTAATCTTTTTTCTATATTTTTTAATGAATTTAAAATTTCTTTAATATCATTTTCCATTTTTTTATAATTTGTAATATATTTTTAATATAAAATATATTACAAAAAACTATTTTATACATTTTTTTACATATATTCTACAAACAATAAAAATACATATTACTAATATTATAAAATATACAATTAATAAAATCATATCTCTAAAAGTAAAAATATCCTGTATTGGATATTTTTTCTCTAAATCTTTATTTAAAATATGTGATAAATAAATTCCATTGGTAACAGCAGATTCTAAAGATGTAAATTTATATTTTTGTTTTCCATTTTGAGTTCCCAAATTATATAAATTACTTATTTTACCTAAAAATGGTAAAAATCCGGAGTTTGAAGATGCAATAAAAGCTTCATCAATAGATTCCCATCTTTCTTCATCTTTGTTGTAATAATTTCCGGGATATAATAAACTAACGTCAGGATCTTTTAAATTTGGATAAGCTTCCTTTAATTGTAAGAAAGTTTCGTTTATTATTTCATCTTTGTTACATTTATTAGCTATTTTATTTATATTTTGACCAATAGCATCAGGAATAGTAATTGCACATGTTATTAAAGTTTTAGAATCATCTTGAGATAAGTCCATGTAATCTGATAAAACAATAAATGCGATACCCCATTTACTTTTTGGAAATCCATAAACTTTTGGTAGATCCATTTTTTCAAACCAATGAAATGTTACACATATATATTCATTATATTCAGTTTTTTCAGAAAATTCTTCCAAATTCTCAAAATCCATAAAAGTATTTTGAACTAAAGTATCAGAATTTTTTAGTATATTTACAAAAGATTCTGGAGGTATTGCAAGAACAAATTTATTTCCTAATATTTCATTATTACCCGTCGTTATTACAGATTTAATTATATTATTTTGCATATTAAGTTTTAATATTTCGGTATCTAGTTTAAATTCTACCCCTTCTTTTTCTAAAAATTCTTGCCAAATTTTTAAAAATCCTTGATCATTTGGTTTATTTGGTTGATATAATTTATGAAAAAATTGTTGATTAAATATTTGTAAAAATTGATTTAAAGTATATCTGTTTGAATCTGCTCCATCTGTTAATCTTGCAACTCTGTCAATCATATCTATTGATTTATCTTGAAAATTACTTTTAGTCATAAAATCTTTTAAAGATGTGTTTATTCCATGTTCATTGTTTAATATTAATAAAAAGAATTGCCATGCCAATTTTAATAATTCAGAAAATTTTAAAGTTGTAAAAATTGTTTGACCCCCTATTTCAGAAATACTAAAATTATATGGTACAAATAATTTAAAAAAATCTTGATTCATATCTTTTAATAACATTCTAAAATTTTTATATGAATCACTATATATTCTTGGACCATGTTCTGTAAAAAGACTTTTTCCGTCATCTGTTTTATATCTTATAACTTTATGACATCCACCAATAACATCAAGCTTTTCTACTATTAAAATTTTTTTGTATGTATTTCTTAAACATTGAGCTAATGATAATCCTGCTGGACCAGACCCAATAATAATTAAATCATATATGTTACTCATTTATATTATAAAATATTTTAAATCTATATGATTTAAAATAAAATTTACATTATTTTAACTTTTTACACGAAACCAGTAACATTGATATCTGTCATTGCAGAAATACCTCCGCTATATTGGTTATTCATATTAACTTGTGATAAAGGACTAATTCCTTTAGCTACATTATTGGCCAAAGCAAGTTCAGTCTTATTCATATTGACACCACCAATAGCAGTTTCTCCGTTACCAGAAGTAGTGTAAATGAGATTAGCCAAAGAGTTAGCAGTATCATTTGTAGTACCACCCATAACATTCATAGCACCTTGTTGTAAATCAACATTAGGATGTACAGAAGGTCTGAACCAAGGATATTGACATGGAACAATTGGAATATCACCTCTTATAGGATCTCCTTGACTACGTAATCTACTATTTCTGTTAGCATAAATGTATCTATCGTAAACTACTGGAGCACTATTTTCAGATGCAGATGCCATTGAAGTCATATCCTGAACAGGTAACATTGCAGTACTTGCAGGTACTTTAGATCCATTATATGCTTTATTTACTTCTTGATTATAATCACCGTTTGCATATCCAGCTTCCATCATAGGAGCTCCACCGACATAAGATTCGGGTATTCCGCCTCTTCCGCAATTTGGAGGGTTTCCACTTGATGGAGAAGCTTGTTTACCTCCAGGTTGTTGATAATTTTCAGTAACAAAATTAGTTCCTCCGGCACCAACCATATTATTAAAAGCTAAAGGAGTTGCTGGAATAGCTTGATTTTGATAACTTGGCATATTATATCTAATATTAGCACCATAATCTACGCTAGCAGCTCTAGGATTTAAAATAGATTGGTAGTATCCAGGTACTGAATAAAAATCTCCTTTTTTAGCAGTTTGAGTATCCTGAGCTGCTACTCTATCAACCCACCATGTAAATTGAGGCATTCCTGCAGTATATTCCTCTTTGATTTCTTCATCATCTGATTTGATATTGTTAATTGCAACAACAGCGACGATTAATCCGACTAGTGTAATTAAAAATTTATTATCAAACATTTTTATTTATAGTCTAGAAAGAATAAAAAAAATTATTATTTTTTTTTAATTTTTTGTTTTAAACATTAATTTAATAAATATTTTTTGATATAAAATCTAATGTATTTATGTTAGCAAAATTATTTAAAATTAATTTATCATCTACATTTAATAGATTTTTATAAACATTTTTATAATAATTTTTATCATATTTTATAATATTATCATAAAGAACTATATTTTCAACTATATTTTTTATTTTTAACAAAGTTATAAAATATGGATCGAGTTTTATATAATTATTGATTTTCTTTTTAACAAGATCTGGAAATAAGAATATTTTATCATCATAAGTATCAGAAATTATATAATTATAAGTAATTAACTTTTTATCAATATCATTAATGCATGTATTTAATTCTATATTATCTACTTGTTGTAATAAATAATTATAAGATTTATAAAACATTTTTTCATAATTGTTTTTAATTTTATTTTTTTCCAAAAATTTAACTAAACTATCATATGTATATTTTATATTTCTTATCATTTCTTCTATAAAATAAATTTTTATAATATTATCTTTAATATCAGATAAATCTATATTTATAATATTTTCAAAAAATTTTGAATAACTTTCTATTCTATCATTAATATTATTTGATAAAATATAATTATAAATTTGATTAGAATCAGATTTTTTCATAAAAGGAGTATAACTATTACCAATCTTTATATCTAACTTATAAGTTAGTTTTTCTAAAATATAATGAACGAAATCTAAAGGAGTGTAGTCTTCTAATTCATATTTAGGACTATTAATTAAATGAGAATATTTTTTAGTTTTATAAAAAAATGTCTTTATATCTTTTGAATTTTTAAAAGTGCTATCATGATATTGTGTATTAGAAATAAAATTAGCCAATTTTAAAAAATTTTAAAATCATTTTTACTTAAATTTTTGTTTATAATAATTTCATATACTGAGGTTGTTATTAATGTTAAAATATCAAAAATTGTACTAAATTTATACATATTTATAAAACCATGATGTTTATTTTCATAAATAACATGTGATTTTCCATAATCAATAATTATTGGAATTACTTTTGTTTTAATTTTATAAACTTTTTCATGTGTAATTTTATAATCTATATCTACATAATAATCCAATTTTTTAATCATTACATTCCATGCAGTTAAATCATAATGTACAAAACTTATTTTCTTTTGTGCATATTCTAATGCGAGAGATATTTGAATTAATATCAATAAATAATCTTTAAAATTAAAATCTTCACTTTTAATATAACTTTGTAAAGTTTCTCCTTCTATATATTCTGATATAATATTATAATTATTATTATTTTCATAAAACCCAAAAATATAAGAGAAATTAGGTAGATCTTCTATCAAACTGTTTATAGAGTTTATTCCTACAAAGGCTTCATGTATATGTTCTTTAATTTTTTCTTTATCTTTAATAGTTTTTATACAAATATTAAAATTTGCAAGTTTAGTATGTTTTATTAAAGTTAATTTATTTTCAAAAGTAACAGTAGATATACTAAAATATTTTTCAATATCACCATCTTGTAAAATTTTATTAATATAATAATTATAACCTTTTAATAATCCATAACATCTTTCTATATCAGGAATTTTATTTTCTATATTTATAACTTTTGAATTATTTGGAAATTTTTTATATTTTAAATCTTTATGTGTTAAAACATTTAAATTTTTATAATCTTCATTATAATTTTTTGTTATAAAATCATCTACATCATATGATATATTTTGATACTCATCAATAATTTGCACATCAATAGGTTTTATATCATTATAATTATAATTACCTATATTTTTTTTTACTTCTACAAGTGTTTTTTGCAAATAATCTAAAATACCGTCTTTTTGTAAATATTTTTGATAAAATAATTTAGAATTTTGAGATATTATTTTGCATTTTTCATCATTTTCTCTGCACCATTTAATTATATCAAATAAATCTGTTAAATCTTCTTTTATTGGAATAAAATGAACATATGGAATTAATAAATCAGAATACCATACTTTCCATTTTGATTTAACAATTAAAATTACTGAGTTCATACTCAGTTCATATGATAATCTAAATGCAGAAACATGACCATCTACATGAATAATATATTTATATTTTGATTGTTCTAAAGGAGATAATTTAGATACTAATTTAAATGGAATTTTTTCTAAATCTATAGTTTGTAAATATGGATTTCCCATAACTTTTTTTGGTCTTATATTCCATTTTGTAATCCCTGCATCTAAATATGGAATATTTTCATTTTTTTGTATATAAGATAAATATGCTAATTTTAATCTCTGATTTTTTTCAATAGTTACTCCTGAACCAGTAGAACTTCCTCTGAAAATTGCGGTTGGTATTTTATCCTCCCATTTTATATCAAAATTGTATTCATATTTCTGACTTGATCTTGGAAAAAATTTATTTTCTTTACCTTGTACTCTAATCCAGTCATCATGAAGAGGTATTAATATATCTGAATAATTATCAAAACTACACATTGACATTATTGGAGAATATTTATCATAACAATGAGAAATTAATGGTTTTTCCATTGTATCCCATAAATGATAATATGGTTCAAACCCTTTTTTTGTTAATAATGGGAAATCTCTTCTATTAATAAAAAATTCGATATCAGGTATTTTTCTTTTGTCACACAATTCTTCTAACATATTTTTAATACAAGAAACATTAGTATCACCTTCATTAATAGGAAATTCATATCTAATAAGACAATTATTACTATACCAGGAGTTTATAAAATTATTTACAGTATTTTTATTAAATGTTCTACCTTCTAATTCAGTTATATGTTTAAAGAATTCATACATTGAATTATATTTTTTATCTATTTTAATATTATCACTCCATTCATTTACAAAATTAACATTAGAAAATGGTAAAAAAACTTTTAAATGATTATTAACTATTTTTACAAAAATACCTTTTTTAAACTTTTCAAAAATATATTTAAATGTATTAGTTACTGTTAAAGAATCAATATTTTTATATTTTTCCCATTCACAAAATATTTTGTATTCTAAAAATAAATTATTTTTTAAATCTATTTTTTCAACATTAATTTCATTAACATTATTTTTTTCATATCTATATTTTTGAAATTGTTCTTCATCTCCAGCTGTAAAATTAATTTGTACAAAATTTTTATATCTTGGATTACTCTGCTCCTTGTTATAATTTTTATTAAAATTAATACAATCTTCAATATTATCATAATAATCAGGATATTTTTGCAAAAATGAAGTTGTGGTCATTATATTTCTAATTATTAGAAAAATATTTTTTAAGTTTAAATTATAATTTTTAAAAATTATAATTAAATATATTATATTTTTTTTTGTTTTTTATATATTTAAGTAAGTTTGTTTTAAATTCAAAAAATTTTTATAATATTCTAATATATTACGTCTATTTAAGATTATTTTTTCTTTATATTTTTTATTTTTATTTTTGAACTTTCTACTTCTTCTCCTTTTCTAGCTCTAAGTATATCATTTAATGCTTCTTTTGGATTACTAATGCCATATTCTTCTAAAACCCTTAAAGAATCTTCTTCTATATCTTTTTTAGATTTATTTACTCTTTTTGTTTTATTTTCAATAACAATAGCCATATCTTGATATTTAACACCTGGTTGTTCCTTTTCTTGTAAATATTCTATTACGTTTTTCTCAACATCTTTTATTCTTTGTCTTATTAAATAAGATGCTTTATTTAATCTTTTTAATTCGACATTTAAACTTTTTAATTCATTAATGTAATTTTGAATCGCACTCATGATTTTAAATTTTAAATTTAGTATCTTTAAATTTAAAATTTTTATTTTAAAAAAGTATTTATATATAATAAAATGACTGAATATAAGATAGAAAGATGGGATGTAATTTTAGTTAATAACCAAAGACTCCCTATAATTTATGTAAAACCTGATTTAGATTTTATAGAATTCGTAAGACGTAATAATTATAAAGTATTTGTAAATATAAAAGGTACAGGTACTGTTTATGATAATAATTTAATTGAAGGAATAGTTGATCAAAGTGCTTTTGTACCCAATTGTAGACCAAACTTTTTTGCTAATACGGGTTTATATGTAATAACTCTACAATCTAGTTGGAGCGGATATCCAGAATTTGGAAAACTTGGAACTGTAATATTCCATGGTTATAACTAACTATAAAAAAAAGCTTTATTTTTTATTATAATATATATAATAAAATAAAATGAATAATAAATATATAATTTTTTTTGTTATAGTTTCAATAATTATAGTTATATTAATTTTTTTATACATATTTTTTATGACTAAAGGAAAAAAAGAAGAATTAAAAAAATCATTTATAAAAAATACAAGTGAAATTAAAAAAAATAAAATTTTAAATTATGATAAAATTGTAAAAAAATTAGGAAATTTATCAAAGGAAACAGGTGGAGGTGGTAGTGGAAAGAAAAATTATCAAGGAATTTACTTTATGGATACAGGTGAAAAAATTGAAGGTCAACGTGATCCAAATAAAAGATTAGATCTCATAAGTAAACATGTTTCTTTTAAGAATAAAAAAGTTTTAGATTTAGGATGTAATTCAGGAGAAATGTTATTTAATCTTTTAAAATATAAAATAAAATATGGATTAGGATTAGATTTTGATCCTTATAAAATAAATATGTGTAACCTAATGAAAAGATATAACAATATTAATAATATAGATTTTTTTGTTTATAATATTAAAAATGAATCATGTCATAATATAATATCATTATTACCTGGAGAAGATGAAAAAGTTGATATAGTATTTTTATTAGCTGTATGTCAAGCTTGGGTATATCCATGTAATTATTTAATAAATAATTTATTTCCTATTTCAAATACTTTAGTTATTGAAATTAATGGTTCTGATAATAAAAAAATAGAATTAATAGAATATTTAAAAAAATTATATAATAGTGTAAAAGAAATTACAGATATAAAATATTGCCCAGATTGTGCGGGAAGAAGATTATTTATAGCAACTAATAAAAAAAATATTATTTTTGGAAATAATAAAATTGCTGCAATTGAATTTAAAGGAAATAATGTTAAAAAAATTTTTTCTGAAAAAATTAATTTTGATAAAGAAAAATATTGGTTAAAATTATTGCAAAAATATGATTTTATACCAAAAATTATTAATATAGATGAGAAAGATCTTACAATAGAGATGGAAAATTGTGGAATCCCCGTTGAAATAAATAATATACCTCTTGATTTTAACAAAAAACTTGAATATATTCAAAGATCGTTAAATAAAGATAATATATATCACAATGATATACATAAAAAAAATTTATTAGTAAGACCTGATAATAGTTTATGTTTAATAGATTATGATTGGATGTCAGGAAATAAAAATGACAAAAATCCTTATGGAAAAAAACCAATAAATAATATTTTTTTAAATAAAAATTTACTAAATATTTAAAATTTTCTCGATATTTTTAAATTTTTTGCAAATTCTGTAAAACTTGAATTATATGTACCTTTTATTCTTTTACAATATGATAATATAAATATATCTATTATTGCATTTTCTAAAGTAGTTTTTCTTAAATTATTAGAATTTTTAATTTTATTATAATATAATACTTTATTACCATATTTATTTTTATATATATCTTGTGTTTGTTTATTATCTGTTGCCAAAAAGAATTTATTATTACCAGAATTTCTTGAAATATAATCGAAAAACTCACTATCTTCATTAGATCCATTTAAAAAATTACCTATAAAATTTCCTGTATAATCTGTTCTTCTTACATGAACTCCAATTAAATTTTTAATATCATATTTTTTTATATAATACTGAATTTTATTCTCTAATAATTCATTTAATTTAATATTACAATAAAGTTTTTTAATATTAACATTCTTAAGATTATAATATGATGTAATATTTTTTATAGTAGATTGACCTTTATAATCTATTTTATATACATTTTGTAAATTTAAAAAATTTATATTATCAATTGGTTTAAAATAATCTAAAAAATCACCATTACAAGTATTATCTTTTATCCATATAATATTTAATTTTTTTCTATAAACATTACATACTTCTAAAAACCCTAATATTGTTCTTATTCTATTTGATAATCCAGAACAACATAAAATACTTATTTCATCTAATTTTTTAATATTAGGAAAATTATTATCTCTTCTTTGATAAAAAGGTATTATTGTATTTTCAATATGTAAATTTGGACATGATATATATACAATACTTACTATTAATATTAATATACCCAATATGATAAATATAATAATCATTTTTATAGTAAATATCATTGTTTAAATACTGATTTATTATAAAATATATTTTCGTTTCATAAATTTAGAAAGAGTTTTTCCATAATACTTACGTGTTTTACATATTGAATCTCTTATATCAATAACATTAAAAGTATCTCCAATGTCTATATGAAAATTTTGTCTTTCTATATTACACAATTTTGTATCAATATAATCTATAGCTACTAAAGTAATTGGTATATCTAATTCTTTTGCTAAACTAAACATACCTGATCTTACTTTATTAATAATATTTGGTACATTTTCTGGATATTTTGTTATATATGCAAAAATAGAACGACCTTCATTTATATGTTTAATAATTTCTTTTTTTGTATTTTCATAATTATTTTTTTCACTTGTAAAAATAGGCCATTTTATTAATTTATGTAATTTTGTTGTGTTTTTTAATCCATCTCTCATTAAAATAGCCATATTTTTGGGAATTAAAATACATGATAAATTTTCAAATCTATCATTACAATAATTTGCTAAAAATATTGTAGGTCTATTTGGTAATTTTTTAAAATTTGTTTTTAAATTTAAGATAGGTGAGTAGATATATTTAACTGTTTCTCTTAATTTAGAATCATCAATCCTATCTTCAACTGACTCTTTATAAGCCAATTTATAAACTTCTATTAAAGATTTTCCTACTGTAATGTATGTATTTTTAAATAAAATTAATAATATACTTAAAATAACTATTTTTAATTCTATTCTAATCTTCAAAACAATTATAAGTATAATTAATAATAATAATACAGAAAATGATCCAAATGTATGATAAAAACAAAAAAATAATTTTAATGTTGGTAATAATATTATTATTAATGATATAATAATTATTAATATTTCATTTAACATTTTTAATAATTTTATTGTATTCTTTAATATGAAAATTTATATAAAATAAAAACAAATACAAATTATTTTATAATTTTTAAATTATAAAATAATTATTTTAATAAAAATGTATTGTAAGACTAAATGTGGATTTTTAAAAAAATGTAATCCCAAAAATGGAATGTGTATTCTTAATAAAAGTCTTTTAATAATAATTATTATAATTATTGTTTATTTAATTGCAATTTTTATGTATTATTATAATTTAACTAAAAAAAATCAAAATGAAAAATATAAAAATAAAAATTGGAATGAAATAGTATCAGATTGTTATTATATTAATTTGGATAAATCTAATGATAGAAAAATTTATATGGAAAATATGTTAAAAGAAGCAAACATAAATTGTAAAAGATTTTCAGCGATTGATGGTAATAAATATAAAAATTTATGTAACAAATTAAATATAACTCCTGGTGCATTAGGTTGTAAATTATCCCATTTGCAATTATTAAAAAATATTAAAAAAAATGGTTGGACTATAATATTTGAGGATGATATTAAAATTGATAATATTACAAAAATTAATATATTAACTATTTTAAATAGCCTTCCTGAAAACGCAGAATTAGTTTTATTTGGAACAAGTCCAAGAATAATATTACTTAATATGGGAACTTTTCAATTTAAAAGATATAATAATTTTGTATGGGAAACAGATAAAAATTTAAGTTGTGGTCATGCGTATGCTATAAAATATAGCGGCGCGCAAAAATGGATACCTTTTATAGAAAAATATCTATGTAATAAAGAATTTGATATGCATGAAAAAGGAATTGATACTATTTATTTTGCACACTCATTTTCTTCTAATCTTTTTGATTTATTTAAACTATTCGGAAAGGATTTTTCCTTTATTCCTCAAAATAAAAATAAATTTGGTTACTTTGATTCAACAATAAATGATTTTAAAATTATTTAAGAATTATAATTTATACTATTTTCTGCATCAATTAATAATTCAATATTTACTTTATCTAAATTTTTTAAAAAATCTTTGCCAAAACAATTTTTACACATACAATAATGATAATACCAATGTTTATAAAACAAATAAGTATTTTTATCATATTCACTTAAAGTATTAAGAATATTTTCTTCAAATTTAATATAAGGTCTATAATATTTTGTTTTAAAATTTTTAGAAATTGTATACCAATTTATTTCTTCTTTATTCTCTATTCTTACGTTAATGGCATCAACTTTTTTAGAATTATTAGAAAATACATCCATCCAATTAGTTTTATCTTTTCTTAATAAGTAATATTTTATTCTACCATCATTTTCTTTACATATCATCTTATTTGTATTAGAAACATATATTTTTCCTTTATTATTGTCTAATGCAAAATATATTCTTTCGCAGTTATCAATATAAGGAATATCTTTATATTCAAATTTTAAAAATTTTAATAATTCTTCTACATCTTCTTTATTATATTTAAGAAATTCACTTAAATATATGCTTACACCATATCTTTTTTTTGAAAATTTTCCATCTTTAAAAGTTTTTATACTTGTTTCAATTCTAACTGGTTCTGGAAAAATGCCAGACTTTTTTAAATTATCTTTACATTTATATATTAATTCTAATAATTTTGGATTACAATCAAAAGATTTTATAAAATCAAATAAAATTTTTTTAAACATTTATTTTAAAAAATAAAATCTTAAATTTATTTAATTTCTATAATAAATGTCTTTTTATATTCAAGAAGAAAGTATTTTCTACGAAGTAGGAAATGAAATTTTTTTATATACATCAGTTGGAAATACTATATTAAATTCTGTTAAATTCTGGTGCTGAAATTCCCTTATTAGCAATTAAAGGAATAAATACTTATAATCATGAAAATATAATTCCATCAGATGTAGATATTTATTCCGATAATACTGGATCTAATTTAGCATTTATTTATAGAATAAAATTATATTTATCTCCATCATCTAATCCTTTTTCAGCTACTGGTACTTGGAATAATGTAAATAATAATAGTGTTATTCAATATGGTACTAATTTATCTGGTTTTACTGGAACATTTACACCTATTATATTTACACAAGGTTATTCAGCAGGTAGGCTTAGTGCAACAAATTTAAATTTAAATAATTTCTTTAATAATATTTTTCAATTATCATCTGATATAAATAACAATAGTGATATTATTGTAATAAGTGTACAAAGAATAGGTTCAAACAATCAGAATATATATTGTTCCTTAACATGGCAGGAGATATACTAAAATATTAAATAATTTTTAATTTAAAAAAAAATTAAAAATTGAATTTTAAACATAAAAATTTATTAAATTAATTATTAAACAATATGGGAATTTTTCATTTTTTTGGATGGTTCAAGAAACAATTTTCTGGTAGTATTAAAAATTTATCAGAAACACAAAATTTTTCGAGTATAGAAGTGTCAGTTGATAATCTCATGATAGATATGAATGGTATTTTTCATAATTCTGCACAAAAAATTTATCAATATGGAAATTTTAAACCGAAAGAAAGGTTATTACAAAGTAATATAAGAAAACCAGTTTTTAGTTATAAACATCAAGTTAAAGTATTTGAAGATGTATGTAAATCTATTGAAGATTTACTAATTTTAGTAAATCCTAAAAAAAGATTAATATTATGTGTTGATGGTCCTGCTCCGTATGCAAAGCAAGTACAGCAAAAAAGACGTAGATTTAGATCAGCAATGGACAGAGAAGAGGATGATAAAAGTTTTGATTCAAATCAAATAACTCCAGGTACAAAATTTATGGATAATCTATCAAAATATATTGATTGGTATATTCGTAAACAAATTTCAGAAAATCCTTTATGGCAAAATATAGAAATAATTTTTTCAAACGAAAAAGTTCCTTCAGAAGGAGAACATAAATTATTAAATTATATTAGAACTTACGGAAGTAATGAAGAAAGTTATTGTATTCATGGTGCAGATGCTGATTTAATTATGTTATCTTTAGGTGTTAAATACCCAAATTTTTATATATTAAGAGAAGATACATATGATAAATTTAATAAATATTTTGTGATTGATATTTCAAATGTAGCTTTACAACTGAAGGAAGTTATGAGATGGAATAGCGATAAATATGAATACGATCCCAATATAGCAGTAGATGATTTTATTTTTATTTGTTTTATGGTAGGTAATGATTTTCTTCCTCATATTCCTTCTTTAGAAATTATTGAATCAGGTATAGATATTATTCTATCAGTTTATAGAGATGTTGGTACAACAAATGGTCATATTACAAAAGAAAAAAATGGAAATATTTATTTTAATAAAGATACTTTAAAAGCTTTTTTTCAAATTATTTCTGCATATGAAAAAGCAATTTTAGAAAATAAATTAAAAAATAGAAGAATGTATTTTGAAGATGAAATATTAGAAAGATGTGCAATTATTGAAAAAGATAATATTGATTTAGATATAGATAAATATAGAAAAGAATATTGTAAAAAATATTTTGGAGATAAAGATATGAAAATTATATGTCATGAGTATCTAAAAGGTCTTCATTGGGTAATATCATACTATAAAAAAGGTGTTCCTGATTGGAAATGGTATTATCCATATGATTATGCACCCTCAGCTACTTATTTATCTGCTCATATAGATTCTTTTATTTTTCCAAAATATAGATTAAATAATCCATTATTACCATTTCAACAATTATTATCTGTATTACCTCCTAAAAGTGCAAATCTTTTACCTGAACCCTTAAATAAATTATTGACGAATGATGATTCTCCTATAAAAGATTATTATCCAGATGAATTTGAAATTGATCTAGCTGGTAAAAAAAATGATTGGCAGGGAGTTGTAATAATTCCAATTATTGATCCAGAAATTATTATTAAAAATTATTCTTTAATTTTCAAAGAAATAGACGAAAAAGAGAGTAAAAGAAATATTTTTGGGAAAACATTTGCATATAATTATTGCAAAGAAATATCTAATACATTTAATTCTTATTATGGAACAATTTATAATTGCAAAGTTAGAAATAAAATTATAAATATATAAAAAATTAAATATAAAATTGAAATATTATTATTTAATTAATAAAATTAAATAATGAGTTACTTAAATTTTGTTGATAAATCTTGGTTACCTTTATTTGAAGATTATAATTTTAATATAGATAGCATATATTCTCTTAAAGAAGTATATCCAAAAAATAAGGAAGATATTTTTAAAACTTTTAAAATTCCTGTTAAAGATATAAAAATTGTTTTATTAGGTCAAGATTGTTATCATTCGAATGAAAAACAAGCACATGGTCTAGCTTTTTCAGTTCAAAAAGGAGTCCCAATTCCTCCATCTCTAAGAAATATTTTTAAAGAAATAAATAAGGAATTTCCTGAAAGAGAATATCAATTTGTGCATGGAGATTTATCAAAATGGCTAGATAGAGAAAAGATATTTTTACTTAATTGTTCTTTAACAGTTGAAAAATCATCTCCTGGTTCACATATAAAAATTTGGGAAGATTTTACAGATGATGTTATAAAATTTATTAATAAAAATAATAAAAATTGTACTTATATGTTATTAGGAAAATTTGCAGAAAATAAAAAAAATTTGATTGATAAAAATAATCATAAAAATATTGTAATTACATCGCATCCTAGTCCATTTTCAGTACATTCTGGGTTTTTTGGTTCTGATATTTTTAAGAAAATAGAAAAAATTCTAAATAAAGAAATAAATTGGCAAAATTAAATTTTACGAAAAGTTTTGTAATTTTCAAAATAAGATATTTTTTTCTTATTTTTAAAAGTCTTTTCTATCCATTCATGATTATAATTAGTTTTATTATTAATATTTAATAAATATTTTGCATCTATATTATTTGGACTTAAAATAATTCCTTTATTACTTGTAACTACACCATCAAAACTATTACTTTCATTTATTAAAGTTTCTATAAAATCTTTTCCATATATATAATTATCATCTAAGAATATAATTTTTGTATCTGCATTATCTTCTCTAAGTAAAGTTGGAATAAATTTTGTCGCAATTCCATAATTTTTACCACATGGTAAAATTGTAAAAATGCTCTTATAATCATTAGGAATTTCATATTCATAAGAACATTCAGGAATATTTATAAAAATTTCATCAACTTTTACTGTTTGATCTAATATAGAATTTAACATAGGTCTAATATTTTTTAGTCTTTTTCCTGTAGTACCTATTGATATAGTTATTTTAGAATTATTTTTTGGTTTATCTAAATTTTTATAATTATTAATAAAATTTTCAGATTTTTTAAAATGTAAATTAAAATATCTAAAAATTCCAAAAAAAGATAAAAAAGCTATAATCAAAGAAATAACAGTAATTATTACAAATGATGTCGTATTCATTATATTTTATTATAAAAAATATAATAATTAAATAACTTTTAAAAAGCATATAATATTACTATTATAATTATAATTAAAATAGCTATACCTATAAAAATTCCCATATTTTTTCCAGATTTAGGAGTATTTTCACCTGTAGAATAACCAACTGTATCTTGGGCATTTTGTTTTGAACTAAGTGCAATTTCTTTATTTATATCTTCTCCATAAGCTTCTTTATAAAATTTTTCAGGTGTAACTTTACTTCCAGGATACATTTTATTTAACCATATGACATCTAATGCAGACATTCTTAAATTTTGATGTGTTCCTTTTCCATTAGTTGTTAAATTTCCTGGATAAAAGTATAACATAATTGACATAGGATCAAAATCTGAACCATTAATTTCTTCTTTAGGCATATCTAATATATTAGTTTCAGTTGTTTCTTTATCCCAACCCTGTGTACTTTCAGCCCATTCAAAAACTGCTAATCTATTCCATTTAATTGTATTACCTTTAGGATTTTGATGTTCATGTATCATTCCAAGTGCATGACAAAATTCATGTATTGTTGTTGATACATCAAACCATCCTAAATTTAATGTACATTCATCTTTAGAATATTCTGAATTTTTACAATCAGTTCCTACATAAGACCATGCTCCATCATCTGGATTAAAATCTACTCTAATATCTGCAAGACTTCTAGATTCTACATACTCAAATTTTAAATTTACTATAGGTTCTATTCTTTTTTTTAATATTAATTTAATTGCGTCTATAATATTATCCATTTTATCAACTTCTTCCTGTAATGGATCAATTTGCAAATCCGGTGCTCCTTGTTTAATTTGTTCCGCATTTTGCCTTTCTAAATGTCCAGGAGGTTCCTTCATAAAATAAATTTTTATAACACTTCCTTCTGGCCATAAAAATTTTTTGGAAAATGCAGCTTTTAATTTTTTGTGTAATTTACCTAATTTTTTTCTATAAAAATGAGATTTTTTAGCAACACAAATTCTGTATTTACCAAATTCTTTTTTTTCTTGTTCAGTAAATTTTAGTTTAGTCATTTATTTTATTTAATAAATTTTATTTTAATTTAATTAAATTTATTATTAATAAAAATAAAATGTCTATATCTTATTCAGCAATAACAAACTTTGGAAAAGTTACATTACCCTCAGTAGATACTTGGGGTAGTAATATGAATATTTTAAAAGATCCTCCAAAATCTATAACAACAAGAAGAATAGATAAAGTTGGTGAAACAAGTTTTATTACAGAAGAAATAGATCAAAGTGAAAATAGAATTGCAGAATCAATTTTACAATTTGCCCGAGGGGTTAATCCAAGTGTAAGTGTATCATATTCTAATAATTCAAATAACGGCGGTCAATTATCAGGTGGTATATCTGCGATTGCTAATAATAGTGGTAGATCAGCATCATTACCATATAAAGTTAATGAAACATTTAGACCTCCTGTATTAAACCAATTTGATTTACAACCTTTATCAAGACTTCCTCGTGTATGGACTACAGCTCTTACACAACCTGGTTTTGCAGATTTTTCTAAAAAGATGAGAAGTGTTGGAACAGCAGAAGATACAAAAGAAGTCAAAAATAAATTATTAAATATATCTGCAAGACCTACAGCAGTGTATAAACTTGAAACACCAATATCAGAACCATTTGAAGTAAAATATGTTATTCAACCATTTCTGAAAAAAGAATATAATACACCTTTAAAATCTAATAGCGGAAGTGTACAATATTATTCTGATCCTACTAAAGGAGCAGATAATAAATTATTACATACAAATGCTACTGCTAATAAAGGAGATATTAGATATAATAACAATATAAACAATGATATTTATAAAGAAAATTATATTCAAGATATAAATAATACTCAAGCATATACAAACTTAGGAAATTCATATATGAATAACGGTAATATAAATGAAATAGATTTTTCACAAATAAGAGTAAATGATTTACAAAATATAGATTATATAACTCAACTTAAAGGAGATAAATATGTTTTAGATTATATACATGATGATTTAGAACTTTCTCGTAATTTACCAGAATATGAAGCAGGTACAAATTTTAGAGGAGATAAAACACAAATAGATTATATACATGATGATTTAGAACTTTCTCGTAATTTACCAGAATATGAAGCAGGTACAAATTTTAGAGGAAATAAAACACAAGTAGATTATATACATGATGATTTAGATTTACAACGTAATTTACCTGAATATCAAGCAAACACAAATTTCAAAGGAGATTCTAATAAAGTAACATATTTACATGATGATTTAGAACTTCAACGTAATTTACCAGAATATAATATAAATACAAATTACAAAGGAGATAAGTCTCAAACTAATTATATTCATGATGATATCGAATTAGAAAGAGTTTTACCTGAATATTCTGCGACTACAAATTTAAGAGAAAATAGACAGAAAACTTTAGACTATGAGTATATTAAAGAATTAGAAAGAAATACTCCTTTAACAAATTTTACAATAAATCCAGGAATGAGAAATGAATTTAATCATAATAATTCTAGAGATTATAATCTAGGTTATACTATAAAACGTGGTGAATTTAATGTTCCTGCTCAAATTCCTACGTTAGATAGAATGGCACAAATTACTAATCTTGATAGCGAAAAATCAAGAAGAGAAAAAATGATGATGCAAAATTTTCAAGGAAGATATATGAATTAAAATATTATTTAAAGAATTAACAAATAATAATTGTAAGAATTATTTCTTACAGAGCCTCTATAATATAGTGGTAATATAGTTGTCTTGTAAACAACCAACCCGTGTTCGATTCACGGTGGAGGCATAATATTTTTAAATTTTTAATTTAAAAATATTAGAAACTATTTTCTAGATTTTCTTCTTGATTTTCTTGATTTTTTTACAGACTTTCTTCTTGATTTTCTTGATTTTTTTACAGACTTTCTTCTTGATTTTCTTGATTTTTTTACAGACTTTCTTCTTGATTTTCTTCTAGATTTTCTTCTTGACTTATAACGTTCACCTGCATCAACTTTTTTATAAGGATATACAATTGGATTATAAACAACTTTTTCTGATGGTTCTACATACACACGTTTTGAATCAAATGGAGGAAGTGGTTTTCTTATTTTTGCTAAAGGAGGAGGAGATTTTTTCCAAATTATTTTTGATGAAGTTACTCTTTTTCTTTCACTCATTTTTATTATAAAAAAGATTTTAAAATTTAGAAATTGCTCCAAAATAATTTAATAACTGTGTATTATTTAAATTTGAATTCTGTGTATTGTAATACCATACCATTTCTCCTCCAATTTTTGACCATTCATTTAAAGAACTTGTATTAAATGATTGTTTTATTATATTTGTCATATCTGTAAGAGGAACATATCCATTATTTACATCAGATTCTCCTTGTATTGTTTTACCCAAAACTAAATAACTTGGTTTAATACCCATATTGATCAATTCAAGAATACTTGTTAGTGGAGCTACATTTGCATATGATTTTATAAATAATTGATCGAATGTATTTGACGGACCATTATTATAATATTGAATGTTAAACCAATCAAAATATTGATTATAATTTTTATATATTAAACCATATACATTTCCAAAGTTTTGACAAAAATATGGGGGTTGTGGAGCATGACTTATTTGACATAATGGATTAAGTCTTTTTAATTCTTTACAAACTTCTCCTAAAAATTTAGCTGTATCGTCAAATTTATCATTTATACCCTCTATATCGAGATCAAAATAATTTTCAAGACCTGTACCTTTGACAAGATTAAATAAATCTTGAGCGTATTTAACTGGATTATTATAATAATAACAATTTGAATTACAAAAAGTTAAACTATATGGTACAGGCATATTTATTGCTCCACCTAAACTACAGCCAATTTTAAAATTATTAGTTAATAACTTTTGATTTGTAGTAGATAAAGATTTAAATGCGTCAAGCATATAATTTTTACCAGTTAATGGTTGTGTATTACTTGGTTGGGTAATAAATGTAAGAAGACAATGAGTAATATTAGCATTTTTAAGTTCTGATACAATTCTTGGTATATCATAATCTGACAACCAATAACCTAAATAAACAACTCTTTTTTGTGAATTTACACCAGGTGTAGGTGTAGGTGTAGGTGTAGGAGTAGGTGTAGGAGTAGGGATAGGGGTAGGTGTAGGTGTAGGTGTAGGTGTAGGTGTAGGTGTAGGTGTAGGTGTAGGTGTAGGTGTAGGTGTAGGTGTAGGTGTAGGTGTAGGTGTAGGTGTAGGTGTAGGTGTAGGCACACTAGAATTAAAAGTAAAATTAGTTGGTATTACACCACTACCGCCAAAATTTCCAGTTAATATTTTGTTTGAATTTAATGGTTTTGTATAAGATTGTGGTATTAATGTTGTAATATTATTTTTAGTTGTAATTTTCATAAAATCACACCATGTAATATTTGTATTTGTAGGTAAAACACATGAAATACTCCAGTTTGATCCATAATTAATATTTGAAATATTTTTAATATTTATAGACCCATTAAATCCTGTACTCCATGTTGATGTTGGTAAAACTGTAATTATAACCATTCTTTTATTTATAAAAAGAAATTTTAAAAATTTAAAAATTAAAATATTTAGAGGTATAATTGAACCTAAAATATTTTAAGAATTTTAAAATTAAAATAATTTAAAAACTAAAAATTTTAAAAATAGAATGGAGCCTGAAAAAAATGAAGGAAATATTGAATACAAATTAAAACTTATTAACAAAACAAATGAAAGAATTGAAGAATTAGCTACACAAATGAGATATAGATGTAACGAAGGGAATGGAGAATGTATTTATAATATTGGTGTTGAAGATGATGGTAATATTTTAGGAATATCTGACGAGGAATTTAATGAGACTATAGATATTCTTAAAACTATGGCTATTAAAAATAATTACAGTGTCAACTTATTGTCAAAAACAGATACTAAAGATGATAAAAAAATATATGAAGTATTAGTAAGAGAAAAAAATGAAAATAAATATATAGACATAAAAGTTGCAGTTGCAGGAAATGTCGACTGTGGGAAAAGTTCTTTTATAGGTACATTAACATCTGGACAAAATGATAATGGTAGAGGATCAGCAAGAAGTTCAGTATTTAATTATATTCATGAAGTAAAAACTGGAAGAACTTCTTCAGTTGCACATCAAATATTAGGTTACGATTATGATGGAAAAATTGTTAATTCTTCTGGATTAAATAAAATGTCTTGGTCAGAAATTGTAGAAAAAAGTAGTAAAGTTATTTCATTTTTTGATTTAGCGGGTCATGAAAAATATTTAAAAACAACCATTACTGGACTTGCATCATCATTTCCTGATATATGCTGTATTATGATTGCAGGAAATAATGGTATTTCTCCAATGACAAAAGAACATATATTTTTATGTGTTACTTTAAAAATTCCTTTTATAATTATTGTTACAAAAATTGATTTATGTAAAGAAAGAAAAAATGTTTTAGAAGAAACAATGAGAGATATTAGTAAATTTTTAAAATATCCTGGAATTAGAAGAATTCCATTTCACGTTAAAAATGAAGATGATATTATAACTTCTATTAAAAATGTATATAATGAAAGTATTATACCTATATTTCAAATTTCGAATGTTTCTGGAGAAGGATTAAATTATATTAAAACTTTTTTTAATATTTTACAGAAAAAACCTACAACTATTAAAGAAATTAAAGATGTCGTTGAGTATCACATAGATAATACTTTTATGGTTGCAGGAGTTGGATTAGTTGTTGGAGGTCACTTAATAAGTGGTACAATTAAAGTTGGAGATAAGTTATTAATTGGCCCCATAAATGGACAATATGAACAAGTTGTAATAAAATCTATTCATTGTAAAAAAATATCTTTACAGAAAGTTACATATGGTTCTTACGTATGTTTAGCAATTAAAAAAATTGAAAGAAATAGAATTAAAAAAGGAAGCGTAATAATTTCTAATAATCATAATAAATTATTAGTAGATACTTTTGTTGCCAAAGTAGATATATTAAGAACACATACTACAACTGTTAGAGTTGGATATGAACCAACATTACATGCTTATAGTATAAGACAAACAGTTAAAATTATTGAAATTAAAAATAAGAAAAATATTAGAAATACAACTGTTGACGATAATATTCTGAGAAATGGAGATACTGCATCAGTAACATTTAAGTTTAAATATAGACCTGAATTTTTAAAAGTAGGAACAAGATTTATTTTATGTGAAGGAAAATGTAAAATTATAGGAGAAGTAATATCCAATTAAATTATTATATATTATTTTATATAATAATTGTAAAATTATAAAAATAATGAAGTAAAAAATAATATTAAAATATAAATATTATTAATACTAATTGTTTTTGATGAATTAATCATTGGTTGTATATTTTGTGTTATATTTGTTGGTTGTGTTGTATTTGTTGGTTGTGTTGTATTTGTTGGTTGTGATGTGTTTGTTTGTTGTGTTGTATTTGTTGGTTGTGTTGTATTTGTTGGTTGTGATGTGTTTGTTTGTTGTGTTGTATTTGTATTACTCATTGATTGTGTTGGTTGTGTTGATTGTGTTGGTTGTGATGTGTTTGTTGGTTGTGTTGTATTTGTTGGTTGTGTTGTATTTGTTGG